ATGGCCGCCGTCTGGACTATGCAGCGTCTCAGCTACGGGCTGCTCGCCATCCGGCAGGAGCGGTACAGCACCTCAGCCAGGACGGCGGGGGCCATGCGGGTGGTCCTAGGCCATGACCTCCTCGCCGTGTGCCAGCAGATCGCCACTCAGGAGAGCATCGCCGACCTGGCTGCGAGGCCATCGTGAGCGAGTCAGACCTCGGCGTGGCAAAGGCCGACCAGGCCAGGGAACGGAAGATCGCCGCCTTGAGCCAGGACTACCCCGCGTGGAGGATCCGGTACGTCAGGTTGCTCGGCCCGCGATGGTGGGCCACCAGGTACGCCGTACTGACCGACGCCCAGCGCGCGTCCGGCCTGGTGCCGAGCATCGCCCGCGAGGACGTCGTGTCCCTGATGATGGAGCTCGCCGTGCAGGACGAGATCGCCCACCGCAGTGGCTACGCGACCGGCGAACTACCGCCAGGCGTCGAGCCATCCGAGCTGAACCCACGAACTGGCGGGTGACCCCCGCCGACCGGCCCGGGTCGCCTTCATCCGCCGGGCCGGTCACCAGATGTCCGGCCGGGTGACTCGCCTTAGCCCCCGTGAGGCTCGAGCCCCGGCCGGACCCCCTACCGACACCGACCCCCTGACCGCAGAAAACCCCCACCGGCGTTGGCTCGCCGGCAGGGGTCCTCTACAAACCGGACCTGGTTGAGAGGCCCGATCAAATGCAGACCGTAACGGAATGGCTCGCCTGGGTGCCAGAGTTGGCGGCCCAGGTTCCTCAATTTGTGTGGGTCACGATCATCGCGACAGCGACGGTGACCCTCATCCTCCTACGACCGGCCAAGCGTGCCCTGAAAGCCATCGCCGGCCGCGTCGCGAAAGCCAGCCGCCCGGGCGAGGACATCCTCACCATCGTCGCCGCCAGCATCGCGACCGGAGTGTCCGCCCAGGGCATGTGGCGGTTCTCCGGCGACGTCCTCGGATTCGACGGCCCCCTGCAGCTGCTGCTGTTCGCGTTCATCGAAGTTGCCGTCGTCACCAGCGCCGTGCGGGCACGCCGCAACATGCGGGAGAACCACTCCGCCGGCATCGACGGCGCCGCGGTATGGGCCCTCACGAGTCTGTCCGCCGTGCTGTCCAGCATGGACGCCCGCAGCCTCGCTGAGGCCGTGTTCCGGCTCGCTGCCCCGCTGGTCGCCGCGTGGCTGTGGGAGCGCGGCATGGCCATCGAACGGCACCGCCTCACCGGCCGGTCCCGCATCAAGTGGCGGCTCACCCCTGAGCGTGCGATGGTGCGCCTCGGTCTGGCCGAGGTCAGCGACCGCACCGCGAGCGACGTGGACGCGCACCGCCGGCTGACCCGCGTGGCCTTGGCTACCAAGAACGTCCGCCAGCTCCGCCAGTCAGGCGCCTCCGAGAGCAAGCTCAGACGCGCTCTGGGGAAGCGTGACCGTGCTCTGGACCAGGCCGTGGAGCACACCGACCTTGCCCGCGACACGACGAAGCAGACGGCGCTCCTCGATCTCGTGACGACGCTCGGCGGCGCCGACAGCCTCTCCGACCTCTTGGAGACCGCGGCCGCGCCCTGGGCCCACCTCGACCACCCGGCCGTCACTGGCGCGGCCAGGCACAGCGACGCCACGATCCTGGCCGCGGCGATGCGCGACTGGACAGAGGCCGTCAACCGGCAGCACGAAGGCGACCGGGAAGTGTCCGCAGCGGTCACATCGATGGCCGCGTTCATCGCCGGACGAAACCTGCTGCCAGGCGCTACCGCAACCAGCTCTGAGGTTGCGGATCTGGTTGCGGCGGCGGTTTCGTCCCCCGGCCGCCCGCTCCCGCTGTTCGGCGGCCGCGCGGCCGCAAGCGAAACCCTCTTCGCAACCCGGGGCGAAACCAGCCGCGCGGTTGCGGACGAGGTTTCGGATCCGGACGCGGATGAGGTCCTCGCAGCGCTCCGCGACGACGACCCCGACGACGGGACTGCAACCGGCGACGAAACCGAAACCGCAACCGCGAGCGCAACCGACGCGATGCGCCGCCACTGGTTGCGGACGATCGAACAGGAGCGCCGCGCGCCGAAGGGCGCGGAGCTTGCCCGGGTGGGTGGCGTCACCCCCCAGTACGGCCGCCGCAAGCGCAACGAGTGGCTGGAACAGCTGGACGGACGCACCCGCCGGGCCCTCCTCAACGCGACGAAGAAGGCGACCGCGTGATGCGCAAGATCAACACTGACAAGCGGGCGATCCACCTGGTGCACGGGGACGGCCTTCCGTCCTTCAAGAAGGCCGAAGACTCCTGGCTTGAGCTGGACCGCCAGCGAGGCATGACCCGGTCCTCCAAGGACTCAGGCGATCGCCGCCCCGGCCCGGCCAAACGCCGCCCGGCGGGTGCCTGATGTCCACGCCCCTGGAGTCGCCGGCGTGACCCAGCCCAACCACCGCCCCAACCTCCCCGTCGAGGACGGAGAGGACACCAGCGCGCCCGCGGAAGGCCGCGAGCTCGCCACCCCCGACACCCCCTCCACGCCGGCCGTACCCGAGCCGGGCGGCGAACTGGAGGAGCTCGACGGCATCGTCGACGGCGAGGTCGTCGACGAGATCGAGGTACCGGCGCCGCGCCGCCGGTACGGCCGGATCTCCCGGCGGCTGTCCTACCGGCGTATCGCCGAGCTCGAGCACCTCACCAGCAACCTCCCGCACGACGACCCGCGGGTCCGCCGGGCCTGCACCTCACACGAGTGCGACATCTCCCCCAGGTCCCTCCACCAGCTGTACCGGCGCATCGGCGAAGCCGCTCAAGGGTCGGCGCCGTACGCGCGCCGCGGCGGCCGATTCGCCAGGTACGGCCTGGCTGGTGGCTGGCGTGGGACGAAGCGCTGGTGGGCGTGGGTTTCAGCGACCGACTACGCGATGCGCGACGGCGTGTCAGTCGACAAGATCGAAGCGGCGCGGAAGCGGCGGTGGATCATCACCGGACTGTACGCCGCCGCCATGGCCGGCGCCTGGTCGTGGTGGTGGCCATCCCCGATCTTCGTCGCGACGCTGGCGTTCATCATCGCCGGGTTGGTCGAGAAGAACATCCGCGGCGTCACCACCGAGGATGAGAAGGGCCGTAAACCCGCAGGTAAGCGGCCATCGTCGAGCGTGATCCGGCACGCGTTCTCGGACGCCAAGCTCGGCAAGGCGGACGTGATCCGGGTCGTCGGCCCCGTGGTCCTGGACGGGGAAGCGTGGAAGGCCGTGGTCGAGCTGCCGTCCGCGGTGACCGCTAAGGCGGCGATGGCCCGGCGGTACGAGCTGGCGTCAGCGTTCGGCGTCGGCTACATCCAGCTGGACATCCAGCCCGTCGACGGGCACGAGGGCCGGGTCACCGTCCGCTGTGCCAACGGCAACCCGTTCGCCGCGACGCTGAAGTCACCGCTGCTGTACCGCAAGACCCCGCTGGACATCTGGAGCGAGGGCGTACCGCTGGGGCGGGACGCCCGGCAGCAGATGGTCGCCCCGAAGATCGTGGACTCCTCGTTCCTCCTTGGCGGCGCCCCGCGGACCGGGAAGAGCATCGGCGTCACCAACCTGGCCTGCGCGGCCGCGCTGGACATTCGGGTCCGACTGCACATCATCGACGGCAAGGGCGCCGCCGACTTCGACCCGTTCGCCTGCATCTGCCACACCTACTTCAAGCGGCAGCCCGAGCGCCTGGCCGCGTTCCTCGAAGGCATGGTCGCCAAGATGGAGGCCCGGTACAACCGGTTCTCCGAGCTGAAGCGGCGCAAGCTGGGCGCTGACCTGCTGGGAGAGATGCCGCTCGAGTTCATCATCGTCGATGAGCTGCGGTGGTACACCACCATCAAGGAGGACAAGCTCGGCGAGAAGATCGCCGGACTGATGGCCGACCTGGCCTCCCGCGGGCCGGCCGCCGGGATCCTGCTCGTGCTGGCCACCCAGCGCACCACGGTGGACGTGGTGCCCGGCACGCTGCGCGCGTCGGTAAGCATGCGGTGGGCGATGCGATGCGACGGGCCGACCTCGTCCAACGCCATCCTCGGCGAGGGCAAGGCCGGCGACGGGTACGACGCCTCCAACATCCCCAAGGCACCCGCCTACCGCGGGCTCGGGTGGCTCGACGCCGACGGGGCGACCCCAGTGTTCATGCGCTCGTTCTACCTGGACGACGAGGCTGGCGAGGTCGATCAGATCATCGCGACGGCCTACCGGCTGCGTGAAGCCGCGGGGACGCTGCCGCACGCCGACGCCTCGCCCCTGGGCCGGCTACTGCTGTGCCTGCTGGACGTGTTCGGCGAGACGGACCGGATGTGGACGGAGACGATCCTCGATCGGCTGCACGAGTGGGACGAGTGGGCGGCGCTGGACTCCTCGCAGCTGTCCGCGCTCTTGCGGCCGCTGGGGGTGGGGCCGGATGGGCTGTGGCTGTCCGACCCTCACGACGAGAAGGAGCCGGGCAAGAAGAAATCCCGCAACGGCTACGTGAGGGCCGACGTGGAGGATGCGCTCGATGCGCTGAAGAACGGGCGGACGGTGGTGTTCCAGTGATGCCCTCCAGAGCACGCCGAGCCCTCCAGAGTGCAGGTCAGCGGTGTCGGGCACCGCCTCCAGGGTCCTGGACGGGGCCCCAAGATTTGGCCTTGATCCTCAAGATTCTGGACCCTCCCCCTCAAGATCTTGAGTCCGTTTCGACCCCACGGAATCCCCCGGAAGGAGCCCACCGTGGCTGGCAAGAAGATCAAAGTTGTCGTCAAGCTATTCACCTGTGGCAAGTGCAGGAAGGGCTACAACAACCCCCTCACCCACGTATGCAAGGTGTCGTTCACCCGGGCCGGTCAGAAGAAGATCGGCGGCATCAAGCAGCGGAAGAAGAAGTGACGGCGATGCTGGGAATCACCCGCCTGTTCCGCCGCCGCGCCACACCGGCCCCGCGCACCGGTCACCTCGCCGCGGTCCACGCCACCTACAGGCCCGGCGAGACCGTCCTGCCTACCCACGTGATCCTCGGCCGGCTCCAGGCGGCCGACCACCACACGTATGGCCGGTGGTTCACGGAGGACCTAGCAGGCGCCCTGGCGGCGTATGGGCTACCACAGGCGCGGCCGTGGCCGGCGGCCTCCGCACGTGGCAGCACCTACGGGTACCGGCGCGACGACGTCCAGGCGCTGGTCGGGAAGTGACATGGACCAGTTCACCGAGGGCGCTCTCATATTCGCCGGCATCGTCATCGTCGCGATCTGGGTGATCGTCCGTGACCGGGTTCGGTACCCGCGGAGGTGGTGCTCCCCGTGCCGGGGTTCCGGCGAGCGGCGGAGTGCGCTGTCCGGCGCTGTCGGGCCGTGCATGCCGTGCGGTGGCACGGGTCGCCGGCCGCGGGCTTTCGGCGGCAAGTAATCGATCAACGAGAGGACGAGGGCTGATGTCCGACTACGAGCAGACGTACACCAGGTTCTGGCAGCACCTGGTCGAGAACCCAGACGGCAGCCTGAATCGCGATGCAGTGCAGCGCGAGCTCGCCGACTACCAGTTCCTGATAGGCCAGGTCCCAATCGTCTACGACGAGGTGACCGGCGGGCGAGTGAGCGACCCCCGAGCCATGGGCCACGCGGTGATCAGCATCTTTCAGGAGCGCCTCCAGCAGACCCTAGATGAGGCGGTCGTCGAACAGTTCCGCGAACTCGCGGAGACCGTCGAGGAGAAGGCGGAAACCGCCGCCGCCGCAGTGGCGCTGATCCGGAAGACAGCCGAAGAGCTCGCCCAGCAGTGCGGCCTGGCGGCGCGGGAAGCAACGTCTACGGCCATGGTCACCTGCCAGCCGCGGAAGGAGCTGCCATGATCGCCACACGAGAACACCTTGACGCCCTGGTCGGCTACCTGACCGTTGCCGGCGTCCTCGAACCCACCGATCGAGACAGCCGCGCGTGGATGGCTGGCCTGCGCGCTGTGCCTCGCCACGCTTTCGTCCCGACGCGGGCTTGGGCCGAGCCGATGGACGACCGGCCCGAGCACATCATCGACCGCCACCGTGACTCTCGGCCGTGGTGGGACGCGGTCTACTCCAACACCACGATCATCACCCAACGCGGCGACGGAACCGCCGACGTCGCCGACACCTCCAGCCCGCCGAGCTCGAGCCTTTCGTGCCCGCACGTCGCCATGGAGTTCCTGCGGCTGCTGGATGTGGCCGACGGCAACCGGGTGCTGGAGATCGGCACGGGCACCGGGTGGAGCGCGGCCATGCTGAGCTGGCGGCTCGGCGACGATCACGTCGTCACCGTCGAGGTCGACAGCCGCGTGTCCGCCGCGGCGGCCGACGCTCTGGCAGCGGCCGGCCACTGCCCCACGGTCATCACGGGGGACGGCGCGCTCGGCCACGACGCCCGGGCGCCGTACGACCGGGTGCACGTCACCTGCGGCGTCCGGGACATCCCCTACGCGTGGGTGCAGCAGACCCGCCCGGGCGGGGTGATCGTCGCCCCGTGGATGCCCGCGCACGGGCAGTGGGGCGAGCAGCTGCAGCTGCACGTGCGCCACGGCGGCACCGCGGTGGGCCGGTTCGCCGGCGCGGCCACGTTCATGATGATGCGGGCCCAGCGGGCGCCACGCAGCTGGCCGCCGTACCCGGGCGAGGGGGCGACGTCGACGACCCGGCTGGATCCGCAGGGCCTGTCCCCCGCGTGGATAGAAGGGTTCGGGCTCTACCTCGCTACGGTGGCGCCGGACCTGGTGGTCACCTGGGCCGGGTGGGAGGCCATCGACGGCGAGCAGGCGTGGACGATGCGGCTGCGTCACCTCCACGGCGATGACTGGGCGCTGGTGTGCGCCTGGGAGGAGAGCGGCGAGGTGGAGGTGATGCAGGGCGGTGGCCGGCCACTGTGGGATGAGCTGGAGGCCGCGTACGAACGGTGGCTGCGCGCCGGCGCGCCAGGCCGTGAGCGGTTCGGGATGACCGTGGGCCCGGGCGGGCAGAGCGTCTGGCTGGACTGTCCGGACGTCTGATCGGCCGGACATGACGAAACGCCCCCGCCCTCCCCGCCGAAGCGGAGGAGAAGCGGGGGCGATCCAGTCCAGGGGGCCTACGTGCGGCGAGACCCCGGGACGGCGAAGGTGCCCGACACGTCGCGCTGTGCCCGCAGGAACCGAGGGTCAGGATCGACCGTCGGCGTGAGACCAAGCGGCATCAGCACCATCAGAGCCGCGTTCAGCGCCACCAGCAGCGCGCCCTGCGTCACGCTGGAGATGTCGAAGCCGAAGGCGACGATGCCCGTCAGGATCGTCTGGACGGCGCCGATCAGCACGGACGCTACGAACGGACGGGTGGCGACGGCGACCCAGACGGCCACGATGCCGGCCAGGATGGTCACGGCCGCGTCGGCGGTGACCTGGTTCAGGCCCCACGCCTGCACGGCGGGGATGGTGATGAAGAACGCCAGCACCGCCTGAATGGCGTGCAACCAGACGGCGGGCTCGCGACCAAAGATCTTCATGAGTGCCTCTCCAGGGAGGACAGGGCCGCCGGGCGGCCACGACTCGGGATGGTGCTCCGCTCCCTCGAGGGAGCGGAGCGCGCGGCGCAGAGCGGGCAGCTGGGCGCCGGAGATGAGCGGGTCGGTCACACCCGGGACGGCCAGGCCCACTGGCCCGGCTGGTCGCCCTCGACGCGAGACGTGGCCCAGTACAAGCAGTCGCCGTCCAGGGAGACCTGGAGGTTCACGGTGCTCGTCGAGGGGTCGAACACGCGGACCACCTTGGCCGGGTACACGTCGCCCGCCTTCACGGCGTTGCGGTGCACGTCCGACGAATGGATGGGCAGGTTCGCGTCGATCTGGGCGACGTCGCCCTCGTTGAGCTTGTAGTTGACGATCCGGCCCACGGTGGGCTGCTGGGACATGGCTCTCCTCATGCGAGGTCAGGAACGAGAAAACAGGGGACGCCGATCAGCTCTCGACGGGCACCGGGCTCTCGACCGGAACCGGCGTGAAGTCCAGGTAGTAGTCCTGGCCCGGCACGAAGGACACGCTCGGGTTGTCGACCACGAGCCGGACCTCGCCGGCCGGGGTGTACCGTGCGTACCGCTGGTCCTCCGGCACGCTGGGGTCGTACACGGGGGCGAACCGGTACGTGCGCTGCCCCTGGGTGTGCTCGGGGGTGAACCGCTCGACGCTGTTGCAGCGGAACTTCGCCCGCGTGATCTGAGCCATGACACTCTCCTCATTCGAGGTCGGGAAACGAAAAGACCCGCGACAACGCCGCAGGTCAGGGACAACTAGATCAGCGACTGAACAGCGTGACCTTGGCCATCGTGACCTTCTCCAGCGTCGCGGTCCGCGGCGCCGGGTTGATCACCCGCAGGCGCAGCTGGTTGTCGGCGCTCAGCGAGAACTGGCCGCCGAGGCTGGCCTCGATCCGCCCGTCCGGGTCAGCGTGGTAGGTCAACCGCCACGGGTCGTCGAGCAGCTGCTTGCCGTCGCGGGAGTACCGCGTCCACGCCACGTCCACCTCGTCACCGGGCGCTAGGCCGCCCAGCTTCACCAGCGCGTCACACAGAGCCCACCGCGCGCCGTCGGCCAGCACGGCAACACCGTCCGCCCCGTGGTCGTTGCCGTCGTCGACGAACTCGGTGTGCCAGCGCACGGCCAGCTCGCCGGCGGCCGGGACCATCTGGTCTTCGCCAGCCCCTAGGGACACGATCTCGGGCACGTCGTCCTCCTCGGTTGTGGCCTTGCCGGGGGTCGGCTCGGCACCAGTCATCAGCCGGGCGACCTGGGCCCGGAACGTCGCCATGTTCAGCGTGTGGGGGTCCGGTTTCCCTGGCTGGACTTCCTTGTGGCCCACCACGCGGGACGCGGGCAGGTGGAACTCCTTGGCCAGCTCGGCGCACAGCCGGTGGTAGGAGTCGAGCTGCACGGCTGGCCAAGGCGAATGCCCGTCGTTCTCCGCTTCGATGCCGATCGCGTTGCTGTTGGTGTGGTTCGGCGACGTGGATGGGGCGTTGTGCCAGCACCGGCCTGCGGCGATGACCCAGATGCTGCCGTCGTGCTTGAGCCAGAACTGCGACAGCGGCCCGTCGAGGTCGGGGCGGCCGTCCCGCACGATGTGCATGTCGTCGCGGCCGGCGGTGTGGTGGCACACAACACCACGGACATCGGGCTGCGGGCCGTGGCCGCGCGTCTTCCACCCCGCGACCTCCACGACCGGGTGACCGGTGCGGCGGGCCACCTCGGCCAGCTTGGTGAGATATGGCATCAGCCTGTCTCCCTTCGATTACGCCGCGCCTGGTGCCAGGTGCGGATGATGACCACCAGCCGCCAGGCCAGAACGACCGGCACCAGAGCGAACGACGCCATGCGCGCCACGAGGAACAAGGGCCCGTCCGAGACCACCAGGCGCAGCGTCCACAACGACAGGCACAGCCCGAGAGCGGCCTGGAACGCGAAGACGTGCCGTCCTTGAGGGGTTTGCCACCAGCGGGCGAGCAGGGCTTGCGCCAGCACGCAGGCGTCGGCCAGCACCGCCGAGATCACCACCAGCACGCTGCCGACGGCATACACCAGCTCAATCACGGCCACCCCCAAACGCGTCGTCCATGATCCGGTCGAAACCGTTGGCCTCACGAAGTCGACGGAGCATCTCGGCCAGGCCCCACTTGTGGCGGGCCCGTTCCGAGGACTCACGTGCGTCGTGTTCGGCTCGCCGGCGGGACTCGGCGACCATGCGCGCCGCCTCGTCCATGTCCGGCCGGTCTTGTCCGTCACGTGTCATGGCCGGCCTCGATTTGCCGCGCGTGGATGGTCTGGAGCAGAGATGCGGCGAGCTGGGTGCCTTCGGCGGCGGCGCGTAGCTCGGCTCGGCGTTCCTCGTCGTGAGCGCGCCTGGTGAGCTCATGGGCACGGTGTTCTTCCTCCCAGAACCTGCGCCACTGCTCGGCGTCCTCGTTGGCCTCGGTCACCCGGGCGTCCCGGTCTTCCCGGGCGTCCTTGATCGCCTTGGCGGCATCAGCACGCACGGCCTCGATGGTCGTGGCGGCGTCTTTGCGCACGTCTTCGTGCTGCTTACGCGGGATCAGGCGGCCCTTGAGGACCAGGCCGACCGTGCCGAAGATCATCGCTAAGGCGATGCTGAGGACACTGCCTCCGACCCAAGGGATCGTGATCACGTCCACTCAGCTGGCCGCCCTTCCACCACGAAGATGCCGCCCGCCGGAGGCGAGACGGGCGGCACGGCTGATATCCCGATGCGGACACGTGGCAACCTGGGGCCGTGGGCAGGCGTCCCATTTGGGCACCCTCGAGCACCTGGAGCTGGCACCATGGCGTATCCGCACGACCCGAACCAGCCGCCCTACGGCCACCAGTCTCCGCAGTACGGGCCGCCGCAGGGCCAGCCGCCGGCGCCGTACGGGCCGCCGCCCGGGTACGGGTATCAACAGCCGATGCCGCAGCAGGTGCAGCAGGTGGGCAGGTCGGTGACGAAACCGGCGTGGACGTGCGGAGAGATCGCACTCGTGGTGTGCACGGCGGGCTTCGGCTATCCGTGGGTGTGGGCGCGCCGTCGCCGCAGGACGACGATCACCCGTCACCAGTGACGATTCCGCTATTCCTTGAGAGCCGCCAGCTCGGCGCGAGTCTGGTCGCGTTCGGCCAGGAGCCCCTCGGCGACCGCACGCCACTGAGCGGCTTGGTCTAAGGCGTCGTTGCGCTGGCGCGTGAGCGCCTCGGCGTAGCGGGTCAGGTCGACGGTCAACCGCGTCGACCCCTGCTCGGCTGGCACTGGACTCCCCATCACGTCATGCCTCCGCTGTCTATCCTCGCGTTGATTCGCAGGGCATGAGAGATCATCCTGTCCTGCGCGGCGACACGGATCTGCGCTACAGCCTCAGTGCGATCGGCAATGACCTTGCGGTCCACACGACTCAGCATGTCCCTCTTGACGATGTCGATGGGATCATCGACGACGGTCACTTTCGCTGTGAGCGGGTTCGTCAGGTCGGCTTTGCCGCCATGCCTGATCGGGCGGGTCCGCTTCAGCTCTGTCACCTGGTCCTTGATCACCTGACGAGCCGATTCTGGTTTCAACTCGTACGGATTCCACGTGGCCTCGTGTACCCGCCCTTCCCGCCTGGCGACTTCCGTCATGTAGGCCATGTGGAACAGGTGGTCGAACAGGTCCTCGATGTCGACCGGATCGTCGACGTCATATCCGTAGGTGACAGCCATGTGGTTGACCATGTCCTTGGGGAAGGACACCGAATAGGTGCCGTCGTGCGCGAACTCGGCGGGAACCTCATAGGTGAGGAGCCACCGGTCGTCGGCTTCTTCGGCGTGCAGGTCTTCGTGCATGCCTTTCAGCGTCCAGGTCACCGCCCTACTCCTTCCGGCCGAACCAGTTGATGTGATCGGCGCCGGAGCTCAGCGCCGGGCCGTTCCAGCTCCAGTTGAAGCTCGAAGGGGACACGTTGGTGATGACGAAGGACGCCACGTTCCCGGCTCTGACCGTGGCAGCCGGGTACGGAGTGCCGTCATAGGAGGGGCCATATATGACCGTGCCGCCAGTCCCGTTGGCTGCTACCTTGCCGCCCGCCACAGCAGACGCCGAATCGGCTGTCGTAATCTTCCCTTTCAGATATACGCCGCCGCTCGACTCCGGCTGCAAGATCACGTCATGGCCATGAACTAGCGCGTTGTTGGTGAACAACAGGCCCGCCTGATTGTGCAAGGAAATCTCAAAGCTGCTGGTGCCATCAGCGTTGATGAATCCCCCATAACGGGAACCGTCGCTGTTCACGTTGGCCAGGTAATAGCCTGCCTGGCTCATCGTCAACGAACTTCTGTGACCACTCAGGTTGGCAGACCCGATCTCCGTCACGTGAGCACCCGGAGCACCAGTCGTCCAGTAGTGATACTCGCCGAGGTCGTACTCTTCGTACATTCGGATTTCGGGCTCGAACGAATCAGCAGACGGCCCCGGGTTGATCACCAGCCGCTTCTGATCGGTTTCAGAGCTACTCACCCGGCCTACGATCAACGCCGTACCGTCAGAGGTGTTGAACTCGACCGTCTTGTTACCAGACGCGTTGAACAACTCGATGCCGTTGACATCCAGGACCATTCGCGCGCCCGACGTGCCGCTCTGAAGGAAGAACGACCCCGAATTAGACAGGCCGACCGTTTGCGTGCCGCCGGAGTTGTAGGCACGGAAACCGCTGGTGTCCAGCTCCACGCGAGCACCCGTCGCGGCACTACGCAGGGTGAACGACCCGGAGTTGAGCAGACTCACCGTCTCGATGCCGCCGGCGTTAAACCCATGCAGACCGGTCGCGTTCAGCTCCACCCGCTGACCACTGCTCGCCGTGCGAATGCTGGCGCCGATCAACCAGTTGGCGCTGATCGTGCCTGCGGTGACCTTGGTGACGGTCAGGTCACTGATGTGCGCGTCATCGATGAGCAGCGCCGTGGTGGTAGCGCTGGCGGACGCCGCAGACCGGTTGCCCGCCATGTCGACAGCGATCACCTTGACATGCCGCAACGTCGTGTTCGACTCCGGCACCGTGCCGACCGCCGCGATGCCCGCCTGCATCATGCCCGCGTTGGCCGGCACCTGGCCACGCAGCGTCGTCGCGTCTGTCGTGAACCCCGAGGTGGCACCCACGTGGACCTCAAGGTGGTCCAAGTCGCGCTCGAGGTTGAACACCCCGCCGCTGGCCTTACCGAGGGTGTGACTGACCTGGATAGCGATCAGCGACGCGGCCACCGTCGGCGGCGCCGGCGTGCTCGGCGGGATCGTGTCGGGGTTCGCCGTAGCGGACACCGTCGCCGACCAAGCGCCCGCGTTGCCAGCCGCGTCCACCGCCCTGATCCTGAAGTCGTAGGTCACGCCCGGCGACAGGTCGTTGACCACTGCCTGCAGGTCGCCCCACGCCGCGTAGGCGGTCTCCCACGACGCGGCCGGGGTGACACCGTAGCCGATCTCGTAGTGGTCGCCATCGAGGATTGTGCTGCCGTCGGCGTTGAGCGGCAGGTTCCACGCGACGATGATCCGCGCCCTCGTGTAGCCGAGCCCATCCAGATACACCGACGTGCCGAACGGCGTCACCCACGTGACCGTGCCGGGGATCGTCGAGTCCGGGATGGGCCGGCCACCGACCGGCTCGGAGTCCGCGCCAGTCAGCGACCGCGACAGCTCGCCCACCGTGATGGAGGTCTGCCCGACCTCGTAGGTCACATAGTCGGTGAGGTCCACCCACACCCCGGCCTGCGTCCGGCACGCGACCGTCATCGCCTTGACGATCGGCCAGGTGGTCTCCACGGCGCGCAACTTGATGGGGTTGAACCGCTCGCCTCTGAAAATGATCTCGTTGTTGGTGTCGACCAACCCAGATTCCGGGTCGTACACCCACACCCAGTCCCCCGGGCGGAACGAGCCGTCAATCTCGTAGTCCTGGGCCGACAAGCGCAGCGCGTTGCGGGTGCCGACGAAACGGTTGAGCTGCAGCTGCGCTCTGGACTGGGCATTGCCGGTGGCCGTGCCAGACTCGCTGATCAGTCTGGTCCGCCGCACCGCGCCGCCGCGCAGGTCGAGGTAGGGGTTGGAGCCGATGTCCGCCGAGCCGGTGGCCACCGCATCGCCCTGGCCCTCGGCGAGCAGCACCACACGGGACGTCCAGTCTTCGACGTCGCGGGTGAGCTGGATGTCGCCGGGCAGGCCGCTCAGGGTGAGATCGCGTCCGGCGCCCTTGCGGACGATGACGCACGACGGGTTGGCCACATACAGGTTCGAGGCCGGCCCCGCATCCAGAGTCGCGTTCCCGTTGACCCTCCACTCGGCGCCCATCAGGCCGCAGACGTAGTCGATGGCTTTGCGCCGCGACTGCCACTGATGGACGCCCGTGTACGTCCCGGCGACGCTGTACAGGGTGCCCTCGATGACGGCCGTGCCCGAGCCGAGCAACGCACGAATGGCGTTGGGGAAGGTCAGCCCGTTGATGCTGACCGGCGCCTCGAAGACCTCGCCCTTGTCATCGGCATCGCCCAACCACACCGCCATGCCCTGGCCCTTGATGCGCTTGGCCTGGTCGAACTCCCGGCCGGTCACCACCCCGACGTACCGCGCCATCGTCAGCAGCGTGTCGCCGTACTGAGCCGGGTTGAGCCGGCCAGGGACGATAGCGACGTGCGAGAAGAAGCCGAGCTGGTCGAGCACCTCGCGCGGGGTTTCCTCCGCCAGTGTGACGCTCCAGGATCCGAGCGCCTGAACGACCTCGGTGACGCTCATCGCCTGACCACGCCCGTCGTCTCAGGCATCGCCGCGATGTACTGGTCCCTGATGTTGGTCGCCTGGTCGCCGGACACCGCTGCGGCGCCGCCGACGACCACGCTGAGGTAGAAGTCGAGCGCGGTCACCGAGGCCTTGACCAGGCCGCCGTTGGCGTGCGCGGTGAAGGTCCTGGCCGAGCCGCAGGTGACGCGGTTGCCGTTGGAGTCGTCCGTCGACCGCACCAGGTACGAGGTGTTGTTGCTCATCGTCTCGGCCGCGGTCAGGTACACCGAGATGGTCCCGGAGTCGCCGCGCTGCACGTACCCTTCCACGCTTCGGGATCCGCGTCTCAGCGTCAGATCCAGGCTCATCCGACCCGCAGGGGAACGGCTCTCGGTCAGCCGGACGACGCACTGCTCGGGGTCGTTGCGCAGGATCGTCGCCGACTCGAACTGGGCGACCTGCGTGCCACTGATGTCCACCCACCAGCTCTTCGGCCGCCACGCCCCGCCGGCGAACGAGGCAACCTCCAGGCTGCCGGCTGCGAGCAGCGGCCGGACCCGCACCAGGCCGTTCGACAGTTCCCAGTCGAGCGGGTTGACCACGTATCCGGTGCCGATTCTCTCGGTGCCGCCGGACAGGATCCGGACGCGGCCGCGCATGTAGTCCTCGGCCGCGCAGCCCCACCGGGGCGACACTCCCGCGGGGACGCCGCGGTAGACGGTCATCACTCCGTCGGTCGACGCCCGGGTCATGATGGAGGGCAGCGTGGGGCCGGTGTAGTACCCGTAGGCGCCGATGGCGGGGGCGTGCCACCGCTCGCCCGTCAAGGTGAAATCGTTGGCACGCACGGCGCCGGTGAGTCTGCTCTCCAGCTCCACCTCGCTGGGGGTGCCGTGACGGGTCAACTCCAACTTCCAGCTCACCCATGCGACGCCGGGCCGGTCGGTGTAATCGCCGCTGGCGCTTTTGATGGTGTAGTAGCCGTTCCGCTCGACCTTCTCCGACCAGATCGCGGGGACCATCGCGCCGACCGAGTTGAGCAGCCCCTCGTACCGTTCGATCAGGGCTTTGCGGGGGATGAGCGGCGCCACCTCCTTGCCGGCGAGTGACATCGTCCGCCCGTCGCCGGCCGACTCCGACAGCGTGAACGTCTCCCGGAGGGTGAGCCGGCCGAGGATGAGGTTGCTCACGCGTGCTCACGCTCCAGCCCGTAGATCCCGTCGCGGAGCAGGACAAGCGCGTCGCGCCACATGTCCGGCTTGGTGGGGTCGACTATGCCCTGCACGTGGAGGTGGATGTCCCCCTGGATGGTCACGCCTCCTGCGGCCTGTGCGGTCGCTCCGCCGCTCCTGCTGGCGAGGTCGGGGCCGCTGCCGCCGAGCGAGGGCACACCGAATGTCGAGCCGAACCCGCCCACGAGCACAGGCGCCCCGGCCGTGAGCACCGGCTGCACGGCCATGGTCGCCATGTCGGCCATGCCGCGCACCGCGTCGAGCACGTGCCCGGACGCGGCGGTGATGCCGCTGGCCAGGCCCATGGGGATCCACTTGCCGATCGCGGCGAACACGCGGCTCGGGCTGGCGATGCCCAACGCTTGCTTGACCCAGTCCGGCATGATGCCGCTGAAAAACGAGTAGATCTGGTTTTTGAACCAATCCCACATGCTCACCACGCCGTTCCACAGGCCGGTGATCAAGTTTTTGCCAGCGGTCACCAGGGTGTCCCCGAGGCTGCCGAGCGCGTTCACGATCAGCCCGGGTAGGCCTTTGACCCAGATGACCAGCTCGGAGAACTTCTGCACGGCCCAGTCTTTGGCCAGGCCGAACCACCGCTTGAAATCCTCCGGCATGTTGCCGATGTGCACCGCCAGCCAGTTCACCGCCTCGGTCAACTTGCCGATGATGGTCCCCGCCAAGTTGACGACCCACGTGATCACCGGAGCGATCGCGTTCACCAAGGCAACCAGGGCGCTGACGACCACGCCCATGATCACGCCAGCGGTCTGCAGCAACGTGGAGATCACCGGGGCTAGCGCGGCTACCAGTCCGACCAGCGGCGGCAGAATCGGCAGGACCGCCTGCAGCAGCGTCAGGAAGGCCCCCACCAGCTGGACCACGATGGGTGCCAGGGAGGTGAGGGCCGTGGCCAGGACAGGCAGCAGCGCCGTCACCAGTTGGCCGATCAGCGGAAGAATCGGCGTGAGCGCTGGAATGAGCTGCAGAAATGCGCCGACCAGCATCGGGATGAGCGGGCTCACCTCGCGCAGGTACTGCACCAGCGCGCCGCCGATGGTTTGCGCCAGCTCCGACAGCACAGGGAGCAGAGGCAGCACGGCCTGGACCAGCAACCCCAGCACGACGACGAAGTTTTGCCCGATGATCGTCGCGATCTCGGCGACGATCGGGATCAGCGGGGTAATCGCGGGGACCAAGCCGACCACGAGCTGTGTGACCAGCGACGCCAGCTGCGGGAGAAGGGGTGCCAGAGCCGGAACCAGGGCGTTGATCAACGTCGCGGCCAAACCGAAGATCAACGGGACCACGGGCGACAACGCGACCACAGCCTGCGCAAACGCCCCGACGAGCAGCTGAATCGACGGCAGGATCGCGATGATGCCCGACGCCAGGCTCGTGGCGATCAGCAACACCAGCTGGCCGAGCACCGGCAGAAGCGGAGCAAAAGCCGGCACCAGCTGGCCGATCACCGTCGCCGCCAGACCGATGATTAGCGGAATGATCGGCGACAGGGCGGTCAGCATCGAGGCCAGCCCGCCCACGAGCACCTGGACGGGCCCGAGCAACGCCTGCATCCCAGTGGCGAGGCTCGTGGCGATCAGCGTGGCGAGCTGGGCGATCACAGGCAACAGCGGGGACAGCGACTGCAGAATTTGCCCGAACACGCCGACCATCAGCTGAATCGACGGCAGCATCGCCTGCACCCCTGCAGCGAGCGTGGTGGCGATCAAGGCCACGAGCTGGCCGACCACCGGCAGCAGAGGCGCAATCGCTGCGAGGATCCCGCCGAACGCCGCTCCGATCGGAGCGAGCGCCGGCGCGAGCGACGCGACCCCTGTCGCCACAGCGCTGATGAACGCCTGCAGGCCGGGCAGGATCGCGGCCACCGCCGGACCGATGGCGGCGAGCAGTGGCTGCAAAGTCGCGAACGCCGAACCGATGACCTGGCCAAGGGGCAGCAGCGCGGGCGCAAGAGCAGCGACCGCCTGGCCGATGCCGGTGAACACCGCGAGCAGGCCCGGGCCCATCGCCGCCACGGCGGGGGCCACCGCGTTGATCGCCGTGGTGAGGATCGGGCCGATCGCCGTGGCCAGCGCGGCGACCGACGGAGCCAGGGCGCCGATCCCCGAGGCGATCGCCGTGATGACCGGAAGGAACGCCGCCCCGATCGTGTGGAGCGACTGGAACACGGCGATGAGGGTCTGCTGGCCCTGCGCGGAGTTGGCGAACTGGTTGAGCCCGTCGAGGAGCTGCCCGAGGATGCCGAGCGCCCCGCCGCCCGAGGCCTGCAGCGCCGTGAACACGCCGCGCAGGATGCCGCCGACGTCGCCGGCGATCGCCCCGAGCTGGCGGAACACGTCGACGGCGTTGTTCATCCACTGCAGCGCCTGCCCGCTGGCGGACGCGGCCGAGAGGAACTCGCCGAACCGCGCCGCCAGGGCGGCGACGCCCGGTACGAGGCCCGTGGTGAACCCGGCCCCGACGACGGACAGGTCCCGGAACCCGGCAAGCAGCGGCTGAAGCGCGGGCAGCAGGCCCGCCACCGCATCGCGTGTCGAGGCGAAAATCGACTGGATCGCCGCGATGGTCTCGGCGCTCCGCGCGAACTCGAGTATCGCCGAGGCGCCACGGCCGAATTCGGCGGCCACGCTGGCCACCCCGTCCGTCACCACGTTCAGGACCGGTAGCAGCGACCACATCTGCCCGACCAGCGGCGCGAAAATGGCGTCCTGGGCGGCGAACTTCAAGCCCTGGAACGCGGGCGCGAGCTGAAACAACTCGTAGGCCACCTGACTGGCGGCCGGGCCCAGATCCTTCGCACCCGCCATGAACTTGTCGAAGTCGCCGCTCAGCGCGGCCGCGAACGCCTTGCCCACGCCGTCCAAGGCGAGCTTGAGAGTGCCCATCCCTGCCGCGCCCAGCGCCAACGCCCCGGGCAGGGCGGCCACGATCCCCACGGCCGGAGCCAGCGCAGCGACCAACCCGCCGACGCTGGACGTCGCTGACGCGGCTGCAGCGGCGAACGTAGACAGCTTCAGCGCGCCGCCGACGATCGCGACGCTGGCCGAGCCCATCTTCCCGACCAGGCTGACCAGGCCGGAGGTAAGCGGCGCAAGGCTCGGGGTGATGGCCGACAGGACCCGGGTGGAGAACTGCCGGCTGAACCCGTCGCCGGCATCGCCCCCGGCTCGGTCGAACTCGCGGCGGACGTCGCCACGCACGCTGCTGGTGTCGGCGCGGACGCGGACGTAAGCATCAGCCAGAGGGGCCACGACACCCCCCGGCCTTGTTGCGTGTTACCCGGCGCCGAGCAGCGCGGCGACTATGGCCCGGCGTTCTTCGGGGGTCTGCCTGAAGGCGGGAGCGAACTCGTCCTCGAAGTACTCGAGGCTGTCGGGGGTTTCGCCCTCTATGCCCGCAAGCCCGAGCAGGGCGCCGTTACGCAGCACCGAGTCCCGGCGCTCCACGTACAAAGCGTGAACGACGTCGAGGTACTCAGGCAGGGTCAGCCGTACGTGACGACCCTCGGCTCCGACTCCGGCTCCTCCGGCTCCTGCGGGGTCGCCGTCGCCGGCCCCGTCGTGACGGTGCCCCGAGAGAAGGAGACGACCGTTGACGTACCCGCCATGGTCGGCGGCCCATCGGAGAAGTCCGAGGGCCTGCTGGTAGGGCGCTTCATGAAGTCGCTCAGCAGGTCACCGATGACCGCCATCAGCGTCTCGTCGTCGGTCCGATGCACCCGGCAGTGGCGGCGGAACTGCTGGTAGGTGCTCTCTCCCAGAGTCGACAACAGGATGTCCGCGACGATTGCCGCGCCTTCGGGGTTCGTGGAATCGACGCCTTGGGTGGCCATGCGGGCGAACTCGCTGGCGTCGACCGATGAAAGGTTCCCCTCGGCGACGAACTTCACGCCGTCGAGCTCGAATTTGATCTCCTCGGATCGTTCACGAGGAGAGGAGGTGTAGGAGCGCATCGCCATTTAGAGCCTCCCAGGACTCAAGAACATCGCTTTGAACGGGGCCGCGCCGGCGGGCTTCTCCAACGTGAACTCGACCGGGATCGTGGCCTTGTCCGAACCCTTTTTGCGAGCGATGGAGATCTCGCCCTGTTGGAAGCACTGCCGCCAGACCCACCTCTCCTGGTGGTCTTCGGACTCCCAGCCGATCATCTGCCTGACCTCCGCGCCCAGGTCAGGCGGCTCGAAGGTGACGAATCCCGACCCGGTGGTGATCGTGCCCCCGTTAAGCGCCCTTTTCATGTTGTTCGCGGTGATCTGCGCCATGGCGAACTTGACGGCCAGGTCGCGGCCGGTGATGGCGTATTGGATGGGGTCGAGCTCTTCGGCCACCTCGACCTTGTCGACGTTCGGCTTGTAGGTGAACTCCGACCCTTCGGCCGTGTAACCGAGCGTGATCCAGTTCGGCGACACGCTCGCCCACGGCGTGGTCAGGTCGGCAGGCTCCGCCGTGCCGAGGATCGCAATGTAGAGGTAGCCGGGGCCGAGCGCGACCTGGCCGGGCGTGCCACGAGGCATCAGGCGTCACCTTCTCCTTCGGTGGGGGCCTGGCCGCTCGCGGTTACAGGCTCGGTCGTGGGGGACTCGGGCGGGTGGACCTTGTCGCGCCAGCCGTACCGCTCGACGTGATCGGCGGGCACCAGGTCCCCGGGGTTGTGGGCCCGGGCGATGCCGATGAACAGGGGCTCGTCGGCGATGTAGTACGCCGGCGCGGGCTGCTCAGCTGGGGCGGCGGTGGTGGCCGGCTTGTCGGGGCGGGCCATCATGCGACCTTGAACACGCCGACGGTGACGCTGGCCGCGTCGGGGGTGTAGGTGATGTCGCATTGCCCGTCCGCCTTGGCGTACAGCCGGGCGGGCAGCGGGATCTTCCAACGCTCCCCGGGCGGGATGGTCACCGCCCGGTCAGCGATGGCCAGGCCCTCCACCACTCCGGGGGTCGCCAGGTTCACCGTACGAGCGGCGGCGTTGGCGTTGTTCACCTCTAGAAACACGCCGTCGCCGGGCGCGCAGGTGTCTCCGCCGGTGGTCGCGGCCGCCAGCGGGCCGTTCGCACCGCCGGGCACAAGCACCTGCGTTTGCAGTGCCGCCATGAGCTCCTCCAGGTCAGATCAGGTAGAAGTCCGCGTCGACCGCGTACACGAACTGGTCGCCGGCGGCGTGCTGGTCGATCAGCAGCGGGCCGCTGATGTTGTCGGCCACCAGGCATTGGGCGGTGCCCATCGGCGCCGGGGCCCCGGACAGGCCCTCCACGGCGTTGCGGTAGGCGGTGGCCGCGTTCTCTGCGGCCTCGTCGGTCCCCGCGTACACCGAGGCGGAGATGCGGGCCCGGTCGACGCCGTCCTCCGCGGTGAGTCCAGGGCCGCCGCCAACGCGGGACAGCAGGACGTAGGCGCCTTGCCCGGGGGACCGGAGCAGCGCCCGGTGGGCGCCGAGCGGGAACGCGTTACCTTCCCCTACCAGGTCGTCCCGGCCGTTCAGCCACGCCCGTACGGCCGTGACAGCCGCTACGGCCGGCACCGGTCACGCCCCCCGGATGTCGTCGAGCGACGGCCGCATGAACGGCTGAGCCCGGGTGCCCGGATGGTGGACCTGCTTGGCGAAGTGGGACATGCCGTCGTTGCCGACCCAATGCAGCGTGCCGTCAGGCCGTTTCGGCCGGATCACGTGGGGCCGGGTGCCGTACTCCACGTACAGCGGGTAGGGCTTGCCGTCCGGGGTGCGCGCCGAGGAACCGGCCTCGAAGTACAGGCCACGCTCATCCCGGTACATCGCCCACCCGATCTTGGAGCGCATGTAGCCGGGCGGGCGGCCGTGGGAGCCGTCCCGGGAGACGGGGCAACGGCGCCGCTGACCCTCGGCGACGACCTCCGCCTTCGCGGCCATCATGCGCGCTACCGCGCCGTTGGGACCGCGCAGCAGCTCCTCGACTTCGCGTTCGTTAAAGACCAGACGGTAGTCACCAGACGCCATCGGTGCGCCTCCTCACAGGGGGAAGTCGCCCCACCAGGGCGGATCGGGGAACGCATACTGCGGCAGCAGCGACCCCTCGGTCCCCGACCCGACGTCGTTGATCGCCTCTTTCAGCGCGGCCAGGGCATCCTTGGCGCGCTGGTCGAGCTGCTGGGCTGTGCTGATGTCGGCCTGACGGTCGGGGTAGGCCAGTTCGATATCTGCTGCGGCCCGCAACGAGGCGGCCTGCGACGCCATGAGCTGCAGGTACGCCGGAGTGGTAGGGACAGTGCCGCCGACCTGCGACAGGACCTCATTGACGGCCGCCTTAATTTGGCGGATGGCCTGCTCGGAGGTCGGCGTGGTCTGCGCGGTGAACGTGCCGAGCAGCGTGTCGCTGCCCGGGGTTGACGCGTCGCGGGTGCGGGTGGGGATGTGGTCGGCGACCTGCTCCAGGGTCGGTGTCCAGAGCTCGGCCAATGTCCCTCCCTACGGTTGGTGGTGGCCCGGCGCCGGGGGTGGGAAGGAGCCGGCGCCGGGCACGCCCATCAGGAGCGGACGTACTTGTCGAGCAGCTGCTCGCGGTTGAGCGCCTCGAGCTCGGCGCGGTCGTCGCCCTGGGCGACGCCGTAGGCCACCAGGTCGGCCTTGTTGGACCGGGAGGTGACCACCTGCGGCGGCTGCGACCCGGAGTCGGCGGCCGGGTCGTCGGGCTCTGTGACAACAGGCTGACCGTCGCCACCGATCTCTTCGATCATGTCGCTGGCCAGCAGGTGCCGAACTTTCTCGCTGTCGGGGTCGCCGGTGAACACCGCGTCCCGGTACAGCGTGCCCAGAGCATGACCGGCCTGCGTCGCGATCGGGACGTGCACGACGCACGCCGCGGTCACCCGGTAGTTCCTCATGACGCGACCCCTCACGTGTTCGTGATCTTGATGCCTGCGCCCGGCTCCTGGACCACGGGAACCGTGAGCCTGCGACCCCACATGTCCCACTTGTCCCGGCGCTTGATCCGATCGGACTGCACCTGGACCGCCATGGACCCCACGGTGTATCCCGGGTCCAGCTCGGCCTCATCGGCCATGCCGCCGAGCTGCTGGGAGTCCAGAACCCACACGTCGTCCGACGGCAGCGACGACAGCGGCGCGGTGACGACCACCAGGTCGTCGATGACGTCGATCTTCCCGGTGTAGATCGGGTTGTCGGTGGTCTCCCTGCGACGCAGCGACGCGACCGTCTGATCGCTGGCCATCAACGCGTACTTGGTGCTCGACAGCAGCAGCGTGTCCGGCATGTAGCCCTGGTTCAGGTCGATCACCGCCGCCTTCGCCAGCTCGACGTCCCGCAGGATCCTGGCCGTGGACTCCGCCGTCCAGCGGTTGGCACCGGTGCCGACGGCCGCGATGGTCGCGGTGATCGCCGAGCCGATGGCGGACGTGGTGACCGCGTCGACCTGCTTGATGACCGTGTTGATGACCTTGCGCAGCGCCCGGTCGACGATGTCGCCGGCGTAGACGCTGCGCTTGATCTCCTCATCGGTCAGCGGCACCGACTGGCCCCACTTCTGGACTGCGGCGAGCGCGCCCGCGCCCATCTTCGGGACGTCCTGCGGGTACTCGGCTCCAGCGGCGACCGCCTCCGGGGTCCGGGTGTTGACGATCGGCTCGGAAACCTCGTAGCTGATCGCGCCGCCGGACGTCCGGAACCGCTGGGTCAAGATTTTGTCGCTGACAAACCTGAGGTCAGTGAAGGTGCGCAGCCGCCGCCGGATCTGCGTGGGCGACTGCAGCAGCCGGTGAATGGTGAGCAGGTCCCCAGACAGCGTCGGGGGTCCCGCAGGGTAGGTACCGGGCATGGGATTAGACCTCCATCCAGCGGACCAGTGCCGTGTCGGCCGCCGTGGTGAGAGCGATGCCGACGACGGCACGCGTGGTGGTGACGTCGGCCGCGGTGGGGGTAGTGACGGCCGGGGCCGTCTTCACGGTTCCGGCGACCACCCCGGACACCAGCTGATCGCCGGCCGTGATCGCGCCGCTCGCGGTGGTCTCGTGGACCTGGCCGCGACCGTGGATGGTGACCCGGCTACCTGAGGAGGCGTCGAACGCGGCAACGCCGACGACCTTGACCGACGGGGTGGCACCCGCCGTCGGCGCGACGGAGTTGACGCCGGACACCTCGACGAGCTGGCCCCCGACGATGGCAGCCGACGCCGTCAGGGTGATCGCGGTGCCCGGGCTGTAAACCGGTGTGTAGTCGCCCATGGGTCAGGCATCCTTTCCGCTGGCCGCAGCCGGACGGCTGAACAGCGCGTCGTACTCGGCGTCCTCGGCGGACGAGGAGGTGTCCTCGCCTCCGGGTTCACCGAGGTCCTCCAGCGGCACCAGGCCGGGGGCCAGGGACGCGAGCAGGTCCCGGGTGCCGTCGGGGTCGGCCGCCCACGACTTCTCCCAGTGCTCGCGCCGGGCCGGCGGCGTCTTGCCCTCCCTGATGGCGTCCTTGATGGCGCGGTCACGGTCCTCGGTGAGCTGCCGGGCGCGGGCGGCGACGCCCTGGGCGGCCTGCTCGCGCAGCTCCGCCAAGGTCGCCTCGTCGATCGCGACGGTGCCCTCCGGCAGGGACGCCGCCGCGGTGGCAGGCTCTCCGGCAGGCTGGTCGGGGTCGGCGCGCTCGGCGAGTGCCTCGTCAAGCGCGGCGAGCAGGGCGTCTTCGTCGAGCTCGGCGTCATCGATGCCGAGCCGCTCACGCAGGCCCTCGCTCAGAGTGGACATGCTGTCCTCCTCCTCATCGGTTGGCCCCGCGGCCGGCCCGGCCGGGGGAGTTTTCGGTGCCTGGCCAGCGAGGGCCAGGACAGGCGCAGGGGCGTTCTCGCGCCCCGCGTAGCGGAAGATGCTCAGGTCCCAGGAGTTCTGCGCCGCCGGGATGCCGCCGCCGGCGTCGTCGCCGCTCGGGGTGCGCTGCGGCGCGACCTCATCGGCCAGGCCCGCTGTCACCGCCTCCTCGGCGGAGAACCACGTCTCGGCGCCCATCAGGTCGCGCCAGTAGGCAACGGGCGCGCTGGCACGCTCGGCGTAGACGCCGGCGATGGTGTCGGACAGCCGGTCCAGGCGAACCGCCGCGTCCCGCATGTCGTTGGCGTCGCCGATGGACATGCCCCACGGGTTGTGGATCATCATCTGCGAGTGCTGCTGCATGATGACCTTGTCGCCGGCCAGCGCAATGACCGAGGCGATCGAAGCCGCCAGCGAGTCCACGTAGGTCGTGACACGGGCGGCGTGCGACCGCAACAGGTTGTGGATCGCGATCCCGTCGAACACGTCCCCGCCGGGGGAGTTGATCCGCAGGTGGATCTCGCTGGCGGTGATCGCCTTCAATTCGCTGGCGAAGGCCTGCGCCGAGATGCCCCACCAGCTGATCTCGTCATAGATGAACACTTCCGCGGGGCCGCCGTCGCCGGCCGCGTTCTGGATGCGGTACCAATCGGTACGCCCCTCAGCTAGTTGGGCGCGCGGGCGCGCGGTTCTCAACCTCACGGGTCCTCCTGGTTCCACAAAGCGATGACTGTGCCGCGGCAGCGCAGCCGGCCCTGGCAGTCGATGTAGCCGCCCGACGCGTACGCCGCCTCGGCGGCCGCCAGGTCGTTGAACGCCGTGCCGTCGATCTCCGCGCACTGGGCACACGTGTTGGAGTCGAGGACCTCCAGCGCGGAGTACTGCGCCGTCGGGGCGGCCTCGAGCACGGCGAACCGGCCCGACATCTGCGCGGTCGACAGCGCGCCGCCGAGCTGCTCCGCCAGGAAGCCGTCCGACAACCCCTCCAGGTGGCCCGTCACGGCGGCCGCGACCTGCCCGCCGTCAGCGCCGGGCACGGCCAGGCGCAGCGCCTCCCGCGCGGCCGCCCCCGCCAGCCACCCGGCGAGCAGCATGGCCAGCGCGGCGGAGATCCCGCCCAGGTGGTCCTCGTCGACCGGCGGCGGCTCCACCTCCACCTGCTGGGTGGCGGCCTCGTCTGCCATCTGCTGCGCCGAGGCCTCGGCCAGCGCGACCATGGCGTCGGTGAGCAGCTGGTCGGCGTCTGTTGAGTCGAGGTCCATGTGCGCGAGCGCGGGCAGGTCGCCGTCGTCGACCGCGGCCTTGACGAGTTTGGCCAGCGCGTCGCGCCACGCCTGCGAGATCGCGTCCCACGCGGCCAGGAGCGCCTCCAGCGCTTGCTCCCACAGGGACTGGATGGCATCGGGGTCGACGCCGGTCTGTGCCTCATCCAGCGTCATCTGGCGCCGATGGTCGGGCTTGGCGGCGCGTGCCCGTTGCCGCCGTGCCGGGGCGGGAGAGCTACGGCGCCGTGCCTGCGCCGGCGCGGGAGCAGGCGCGGGAGCAGGCGGCGGTGTGCCGGGCGGCAGCGCCGGCGCGGGAGCAGGCGCGGGCGGGGGGACGTCCTTCGACTTCTCCGGGAGGCGCCACCCCTGGCGCACAAAGGCTTCGAGCTCCGGGTCAGGGGTGATCGCCCCGGAGGAGATCAGCAGCTGCAGCGCCTGCGCGGTGGCCTCGTTCCGCGTTCCCACGTCGGTCGCGACGACCTTGGGAGCCGCCTCGTCCTCGCCCCAGTTCAGATCGACCAGGTTGGTGACGATGCCCGGCATCCCGGTGTGGCCGGAGGTGGCCACGTCGGCGACCTGGTCAGCGATCGCCTGCAAGCTGAGGAGGAACAGGTCGAGGAACGACTCGCCGAGCGCGCGGGAACCGTTGCTGGTATCGCCCAGGTCCATCAGACCAGCCAAAGCCTGACGGCTCATCTGCTGGTCGAGATAGTGGATGAACGCCAGCGCGTCGGGGACGGTGCCGGTCATCCCGGAGATCGCGACCTTGAACCCCGGCGGGAGGCCGATCCCAGACGTGTCGCCCACCCGCATCGCCGAGGCCAGCCGCTGCGCCTCCTGGACCTGCGCGGGCGTGCCCCCAGCCGGCGCCTCGACGTTCGGGATCCCCATCCCGAACCGGCGCAGCGAGGTGGCATGCACCCGCCAGATCTCATGCTTGAGCAACCACGGCCCGTACGCCGCGCGCATGGTGGACCGGCCGGCCCAGTTGGAGCCCTCCCGCTCGTGGACGTACCAGACGAGCCGCTCAGCGGGGATGGGTGCGGAGGCGATGGTGTCCTGGGAGATCGACTCGACGTTGCCGTCCCGGGTGAGCTTGATGTCGGACACCGTGTGCGGCATCCGCTCGCCGAGGTTGACCAGCCGCGCCTGGCCTTTGCGGATCTCGTAGCGCCGCTCGAACGGCATGAACCCGAACGTCAGGCTGAGCAGGGCCAGGCGCAGGTGCTCGGCCCAGCGCACACCGCGCCGGCGCGCCGGGCCCGGCTTCTCGTCGACCCCGAGGATCGGCAGGCCCAGGTCATCGGCGACGATCTGCACGACCTCGTCGCGGCACCCGGCCGGGTCGACGGCCCACGTCGCTCTCCTGATCGGCAGCGTGTAGGACGACAGGACCCCGGTCAGCTGCGGGTCGAACCGCATCCTGGAGTAGGTCTCCACGGACCTCGGCCAGATCAGGTCCGGGATGATCTCCAGCAGCTCGCCCAGCCACAGCCCGTAGTCGACGTCGAGGTGCCCGATGTCCCGGGTGGGAGCCCTACTCGCCATCGGCGGGAGCCCTCTCAATCACGGCAGCGACCCCACGAAGGAAGCCCGCGATGCGTCGTCGCAGCTCCTCCCCGTCCAGATCTGCGACGACGGGAAGTTCGACCGACCCGTCCGGTAGCGGGACGGCGGCCCCCCGGCGGATGGTGAGCGGCACCTCGATCTCGCCGATCTCCGCTTCGGTGCCCCCGATGCGCAGCACCACGGGCATGGTGATCGGGCGGAGCTTGGCCATGGCAACCCCCGCTCAGTAGTCGATCGACATGAAGTCCAACCCCGAGTCGCCGCCGGTGGCCGCGGTGTACGCCTGCTCGATCGCACTCTGCTCGGACGAGCCGCGGCGGGCGCCGGCCTGCGCCGCAGGTTCCTGCGCCAGCCAGTGCGCGGACCGCACCCGCGCCGCATACGCCAGGGTGTCCACCTGGTCGTCATGCGCCGCCGTCGGGAAGCTCGCGAGCTCGTCACACCACACGTCCAGCCAGCCCGCGGCGGCCGGGAACCACACCCGGTGCTGCTTCACCCGCGACGCCGCCGGCAGAGCGCGGGTGAGCTTGTCGGTGTCCGCGGTCAGCGGCTGCACCGGCACCCCGGACGCGACCGCGTCGATCACGAACGTTGTGCCGATGAACGCGGACTCCACGAACACGGTGTCCGCGACCCACCGCTCCTTCAGCGGCCGCACCAGGTCCCAGTGCTCTCCCTCTTCGATCCGCGCCCGGGCCCGGTCCAGCAGGATGAGGTCGCCGTCCGGAGAGATCGCCCACGCCGACGCGACGGTCCAGTCCGCCGACGTCCGCACGGACGCGGCAAGGTCGACGGTGAGGAACCGCCAGCAGTCCTCCAGCGACACAGCCCTGCCGGCGACGTCGATGCGGCTACCACCCAGCACGCCATGCCTGGACGGGTCGGCGGGCAACGGATGCCAGTACCGGAAATCAGACCGCCTGAACAGGTTCCCCTCAGCCGGGACGGGCGCCTGCTGGTAGATGCTGTTGAAGGCGTACGCCGATCGGCGCTCCTTCAACCCGTAGAAGTAGCGCGGACGGCGCCTCTGCACGGAGATGAGCTCCTGGCCCGGGCGGCGGCCCAGCGGGTCGCCGTCGCCGGCGATCGCTGGGACGCTGATCACTCGCCACTCTTTCGGCTCGCGGGCGAGCAGCCGGCCCGCCAGGTCGTCCTCGTGCCAGCGGGTCATCATCAGCAGGACCCGGCCGCGGGAGGAGAGACGCGTGGATCCGTTGGACTCCCACCAGTCCCACGCCTGTCGCCGGTAGGTCGCCGACTCGGCCTCCGCGCGGCCCTCGACAGGGTCGTCGATGATGAGCACGTCGACGGGCTCGCCGGTGATGCCGCCGGAGATGCCGACGCAGATCAGACTGCCGCCCTGCTCGGTCTCCCACCGGCCCGCCGCTTGGGCGTCCTTGCGCAAGGTGATGCCGAGCTCGGGATGGGCGCGGATGTCCCGGAGGATCTGCCGGCCCCACCGCACTGCCTTGTCGCCCGCGTAGGAGACGATCGCGATCCGCAGCGTCGGATCGTGCGCCAACAGCCACGCCGGGGTGCGGCGGGACACCTTCTGGGACTTGCCCTCCTGCGGCGGGCAGAAGATCATCAGGTTGCGGTTGTCGGTCCCGTCGAACAGCTCGACGAGCTCGCGGTCGAACAGGTCCAGCATCACCGTCTGGCGATGGGTGCGGTCCAGCTCGGTGGCCATTGCCCCCGGGCTCGGCCACCTGCGCTTCCTGGGGGCGAACTGGGCTGCGCAGTGCTCCCACGCGGTGAGAGCCACCCATCACACCCCGACGGTCAGCTGCCCGTGACGGCGCACCGGGCGGCGGGTGCCCGCAGTGACCCGGCTCCACACCTGGTAGTCGCCCGGGGCCAGCACGAGATCTGAGCCGGCGCCGATCAGCAGCGTCGCCCAGCCCGTGGCGCCGTCCCACGTCGCCGGCTTGTAGTCGGCGTCGACCGGCTCCGTTTCCGGTGACGCGTGCGGGATGATCGCGATCTCGACGGGCAGACCGACCGCCTGTGTGCCCCACTGGACGTAGACGTCTTCCTTCGAACTGGCGGGCATGTAGGCCATCAGGACCCTCCCCGGCCGATCCTCAAAGTCCCCGAAGGCCAACCCATGTGGACGCCACCGGAAGCCCAGCGGACCTCCGCCGACCCCGATGGCCAGCGGGTCTCGGCGCCGCCTGCAGGCCAGCGGACCTCGGCGGGCCCGGTAGGCCAGGCGAGACGCAGCGGCCCGACGGTGAACTCGAGGTCCGGCTGCGGCACCTCCACGTGGAAAGCGGCGAGGGCCAGGAAGCCCACGCCCGTTACCCCGACTCGGCGCTGCGCTACCGCAGCCCCGTCCATGGCGAGCACCCCGCGACCCGATACGGCGGCCAGGTGGCGCGTGATGCCCGCCCCTGTGAGGGCAAGGGCCCCGTAGCCGGTGCCGGACGCGATGTGCCGGACGGTGGAGGCTCCGCCGAGCAAGGCCGCGCTACGCCCTGCAGCAGCCGCCACGTGCCGCGCCGTGCCGGTTCCCCCGAGCACCAGACCACCGGTCGTGGACGCCTTCGCGGTCTTGCTGCCACCGGCCGCGGCGGCGAGCGCCAGCGCGGCGACGCCGGTCACGGCCCGGACGGGTGTGGCGGACCGCGACCCGGTGAGCAGCAGCGCGGCCAGACCCGACGCGGGGGCCTTCTTGGCCGTGGTGGACACACCGGCCAGCGGGAGCGGGGCGGCGGCCGCGGAGCGGGCGATCTTCCTGGTAGCCGATGCGCCGGCGAAGACCACCGAGGCGACGCCTGAGACAGCGACGATGTTGCCGAGCGCGACCGACCCTGCCAGGGCCAGCGTGCTCGTACCCGCCGCCGGCGCCCTCTTGCGTACCGCCGCCGTTACCGCGGCCGCGAGTACACCCGGGCCGCCCGTGACAGCGGTCTTGCGCGCGGTCGACGTGCCGGCGAGCACGACAGCAGACCGGGTTGAGCCGGTGACGACCTTGCGTGCCGTCGCCTGCGACACTGCGGCGAGAGGCGCGACACCGGCAACCGGAGCAGCTTTGCGGGCCGTAGCCGCAGCGGCGAGAGCAAGCCGCCCTGCCCCTGTGACGGGGGCCGATTTGCGGGCGGTTGCAGAGGCCGTCGCCACCAGTTGTCCGGCGGCTGCGACGCGGGCCGCCTTGCGGGCGATCCCCGTAGCCGACGTGACCAGCTCGCCCAGACCTGCGGCGGGTACGGCCTTGCGGACCACCGCGGATCCGGTGAGCCCCACAGCGGCCGTTGCGGTGGCCGACACGGTCTTCCTGGTCACGGCCGACGCGGACCCGGCCAGGGGCGACATCCCGCCACCCAGTGCCTGCTTGCTGGCCGTGCCGGTGCCGCCGAGCGCCATCGTGGCCAGCCCGGTGACCGGCACGGGGACGACGGATGACGCCGAGCCTTTGACCTCGAGCGCGATGATCGAGTACTTCTGGGCGGTCGGCGTGCTGAGGCCAACTGTCTTGGCTCCGGCCGCACCGGCGTCGGACCAGTACGCCGAGTACGCCGTGTACTGGCCGCTGGAGAACTGGTAGACCCGCTCGCCGCCGTTGCCGGCCGTCGGGGTGATCGAGTTGACGGTGAGCCACGTACGCGCGGTGCTCTTCGCTGTCCAGTCCGAGCTGATGACGACGATCGCCGAGTTGGGCTGCGTCGTGGTGATCCCCAACGTGGGAGACCCGCTGGTCACGTTTGTCTTGGTGGACGCGCCGAACCCATCCGAGGCCCTGAACCGGTAGCAGGCCATGCCCCACTGGTTGAGCGCGTTGTTCGCCGTGACGGTGATCGTCATGGACTTGTCGGCGTCGACCGTCGCTGTCCACACGTACACCGTGCAGAACTGCGACACCGCGACGGACTGCTGCAACGTCCAGGTCAGCAACCCGCCGCTGATACCAGTCAGCGTGGTCGCCGCGTCGGCCGTGGTGCCCACGGCCACCAGACGGTCGTTCTCGACCACGGTCATCGACGGGGAGACTTTGCTCGTCGTCAGCGTCGTCCAGGACGGGCCTTCGACCTCGTCGACGAACGTGGGCGGTGCCGAGCCGACCGCCGCAGCCGACCTTGGGAGCAGCAGAAGCGGCACCGCGCAGCCCCCTTACTGCAACTGCATCGCCACGAGCGGGACGTTGTCCACCGCAGTCGCGCCCGCAGGGAAGACGTTCGGGAGCGCCGCAGTGCTCTGACCGGTGAGCTGCCACCCCGAGGGCGTGATCCGTGCGGCACTGGCGTCCAGCTGCGGCATGACCAGCGGTACCGGCCCGGCGAGCGTCTCGTAGGCCTGACCGGTACCTGCGGTGACGACCAGCATCGACAGCCAGTACAGCCCCGGGTCGAGCGCCTGCGCGAGGGAGCCGCCGCCTGAAGCTGGGTTCTGCACCAGTCCCACGACGGTGCCGACGCTCAGCGCGCCACCGGAGGCGGACGGCTCGATGACCAGGCACTGCGGGTAGCCGCCCCAGCCGACGTCGTCGTAGATCCCCCACCTGATGCTGCCCGCCACCGAGCCTGCGGTGGCCAGGCGCATCCCCATGCGGATATACCGCTCGCGCCCCTGGCAGACCAGGAATGGGATGGCGAAGTCGTGCCCGGCCACCGGCGTGTAGTTGCTCCCGGCAGCCCGGTACTCGGTGGTGTACCACCGGCCCGAGATCCTCGGCTTGATGATGCCGCCCGAACGGGGAGACGCCACGTTGAAGTTGCCGGCGGTGCTCGAACCTGTCGGTGAGAGACGCCGCACGGCCGCCAAGACGGCGTCGGCCGCCCGGGCCGCGCCGAGCTCGTTGGGGTGGATGCCGTCGGCGGCCAGGAGCGTGGCGTCGCCGCCGATGGCCCCGTCGAGGTCAGCGATCTGCACCATCGAGTCGAACTCGGCCACGACGGCGGAGATGTCGCTGTTCAGGTTGGCGACGTCGGCGTCCGTGGAAACGTTCGGGAAACTGGCATACCCGGCCGAGGTCAGCCGCGCCACATTGCACACGATCACCGGGGGTGGTGTCCGTGATTCCAGCCACCAGCAGTCGAAGAACACCGCCCCGCCGCCGTCGATGGCTGTCGCCGTCGCGATGATGGTCTGGCCTGCGTTGGCTGCGGTCAGCGTGGTGATGCGCCGCACGACGATGCCGTGCGACAACGACGCCGACGGCATGATGTTGGACGTCGACAGCGTGCCCGTCACCCCGGCGGTGCCGCTGAACGTCACCGTGCCGCCGGTGACTCCGGCCGCCCCGGTGAAGGCGATGACGACCGGTTCGCCCTGGTAGTCCGACGGCAAGGTCATCGTCACCGTGGCCGACGTGGTGCTCGTGGCCGCGTGTATCGAGTTGCCGCTGCTGAAATCGGACGTGAACCCGGCACTGGTGAACCCTGCGCCGTACGAGGTTCTCGTGCCCACCTGGTAGTCGTTCTCGTACAACGTCGAAGCGCGCATGCGGGAGATGGCCATGCGCATCGCGTGCTGGAACGCCGTCCTCACCTGCGCCGTGTTGCTGACGTAGCCGAGGTCGTTGATCCCGTAGCACAGGATGGTCGCGCCGCCCTCGCCCACGTACGGCCGGCCGCGGCCCACGTTCGGCACGCGCTCCTGCAAGACGCGGGCGAACCCCCCCTGCGCGCGGCCTTCGATGATCAGCCGTGACGACGGGACGGCCCGGTTACGCCAGTTGGTGAACTCGATGTCCAAGGTGCTGCGAACAAGCGAGTCGGTACGCCCCGACTGGTCGACGCCGCCGAAGCTGAATTGGAAATAGCTGTGGCCGAAGACGTTCCAGAAGTCCGGGTTCGGATACAGGAGCCGAGGCGCGAGCATGTCAGCTCGCCGTGGCCAGCGTCGACAGGATCGTGCCGCCAGCCCCTGCGCCGGCCATGGAGACGGTCAGTGTCGACAGCTGCACGGGCACCTCCCACCGGTCGCCCGGGTCCAGAAACCAGTGGTGGGCGGCCGCCGTCGGGATCGTCCCGTCGAACCGCAGATACACCCGAGTGTTGGCCGCCGACTCGATCAGCACGGCGACCCGGCCGGCGTCGGCGGCGATCTGGTTCTGCACCCCGGCGGTGGTCACCGTCCACGTGTTGAGCGCTCCGACTGCCGTCGCGCGGGCTTCACGCACCACCTGCTGATGGTCGCCGCCCGCCACGGCGTACGTGTCGACAGTGGCGCCGGCGCCGGGCGTCACCGCCACCGAGCTGTCGGCCACGGGTCAGATTCCCGTCGCGTCCAGGACGATCGCGCCGATGGCCACCGAGATCTGGCCTTGCGCGCCGAAGGTTTCCGGGATGATCTTTTGGAAATACAGCTCGCCCTGGGTTGTGACCAGGTCGATCGCAGCCCCGCCGGACGTGAGCGCCATCTGGAAGGTGTCCGTCGTCGCGCCCACCACGTAGTAGACGGCGCCCTCGGTCACCCCTCCGGGAATGGTCTCGCCGAACACGTTGTAGATGATCACACGGTCGTTGTTGGCCAGACCGTGCCCGTTGCTCGTGATCGTGTTCGCGGTCAGGTCGGCTGCGTCGACCGTTCCGAAGCCCTTGACGCCGCCGTTGATGGGCACGTACCCGCGGTACTGCGTGCCGCTGTTCCCGGTCGGGGCGTTCCAGAACGTCAGAAACCCGTACGTGCCAGGGCCGACGTCGAACAGCAGGGTCGCCGAGTTGGCGTCCTGCCCAACCGCCGCCGCGGCCCAGGTCGCTGCCAGGCGGGCGTAGGCGGGGCTGCCGCCGGCGGCCTCGGTGGCTGCCGCTGTGGCGCCCGTTCCTGGGCTGCCATCGGCGGGCGGCGCGGCTACCAAGGTGTTGACGCCGATATGCGTGATGCCGGCCGCGAGGCCAGTCAATGCGGAGTTCTTGGCGAGGTCGTTGAATGGCACTCTGCCCTCCCTGGGGTGGCGTCGTCGGTGAAGGCGAGATCAGGCGGGCGAGCTCACGTGGCATGGACCAGGACAGGGGAAAGCACCGGCTTCTCCGGGCTCGCGGTGATCCGCACCCATGCCCCGTAGGTGACTCCCTTGGTCAACGGCAGGGTCGTCCCCGGGCCGACCAGCACGGATGAGTATGAGCCGATCCAGGTGGCGGCCTTCCAATCCGCCGTCACCGGGTCCTGGCCGTCCGGTAGCACAGCCATCTCCACCGCGTACGAAGTGAGGTTCGCCGGGCCGGTGACCGGGACTTTCAGGTACTCCACCGAGATGGCCGGGATTGTCAGCACCACGCCCCCTCAGCTCAGGTTGTGGGCGGCCCCGCACACCAGCCGCGGACGGGCATGCCCGCCGTGAAGGAGCTGGCCGGTTCCCCCGACGACCAGCCGCGCTGCGCGGCGCCTGCGGTGACCGTGATGTCTTCGATCAGGACGCCGATCAACGCGTCGGCTGCGCTCGCCGTATCCGAGAGTGCGACCTGCACGGTGACGGTCAGCGCATCAACGGCGGTGCCCGCCTGGGTCAGGGTGACGGTGGCCTGGACGGTGAGCGCGTCGGCCGCGGTGCCCGCCTGGGCCAGGGCGACGGGCATGCCGGCGTTGATGGCGTCGGCGGCCGATCCTGTCTCAGCGAGCGCCACGGTCGCCGCGGCGGTCAGCATCTCGGCTGCGGTCGCCGTGTCGGCCAGTGCCGAGGTGGCGGTGACCGTCAGTTGCTCGACCGCTGACCCGGCATCGGCCAGGGCCGCAGTCGTCACCGCCGACAGCGTCTCTGTGCTGCTGCCGGTGTCAGTCAGGGTCTTCTGCGTGGCCTGGACGACGCTGAGGCTCTCGACTGCGGATCCGGCATCATTCAGGGCAATCAACACGGGAGCAGCCGGAATGCCAATAGCGGCAGTCCAGACGCTGTTCATCGTCGCGCTGCTAGCCGTGAACGTTTGCGTCCCGGTGGGAGCAGTCCCTGACAGCTGCTTCCAGGCGACCGTCACACCAGTTCGGTTACCGGCATCATGAATGTCGGCCACCTCTGTGTATCCGGCAGGTGGCGTCCACGTACGTGCTGACGCCGACCCGTCACAGGTAACAATTCGGAGATCAAGCGTCAGGCCGTCAGGTGGCGTGAAGGACGGACTTACGATGCTGCCAAGATTCGATCCACCCGAGGTAGTCTCGTTCGTTACATTTGGTGGGCGCTGGAATGGGTAGCCGCTGTAGTCAGTCGGAGCATCCTTGACGGTTATTAGCACAACCGAGCTACGTTCAGTCGTGGAAAAGTTTCCAACCGTATACGTGGCTGGTTCGCTTGGCCCAGCGATTTTCCACCAAACACTCATCGTGTTCGGGATGTCGCTGTTGTGCGCGAAGAAGGCCCAGAACTCGCCTTCCTGAGGGCCGTTGTTTCCGGGATTCGAACCCGCGGCCGTAAACGACTGTGCCCAGAACATCAGATCACCGGGCTGCGTACCAGCAGGCTTCGCAACCGTGTACGAGGCCACCAGGTTCCCCGAAGCCGTGGAAACCGAGCGAACGGACGGTTGCACCTGGGTGCCGCCGCCACCGCCGGCAGAGCCGATGTTGACGGTGAACCCCAAGTAGCTCGCCAGGGTGTTCGTCGACGTGAAGTTCTGCGTACCCGTCGCTCCGCTACTGGACAGGGTGCGAGTGGCGCAGGACTGCGGCGCGTACTGCGTCCCCGAGGTGACGTCCGACCGCTCGGTGAATCCGCCAGGGGGCGTGAACGTGGTCGCCGACCCGTTGCCGCTGGTCGCGCCTACGAACCGGATCTCGAAGTCGGTGGCCCCGTTCGGGGTCGTCGACGGCGTGGGAATGCTGCTCGCGAGCGTCGTGCCGCCGGTGTGCGCGACAACCGGGGTGCCCGCACCCGGGCTTTGAACGCAGACGATCGTGGCCGTGCCGTCCGCACCCGAGTTCTGGGTCAGCCCGTAGGTGGAGGGTTCAGACGATCCGGCGATCTTCCACCAGAGCTTCATTCCCGCGCCGGTAGCGGTCGGCCACTGCGCTGAGTCCAGCAGCTGCCAGGCGGCGCCGCCCGTTGGGGTGCCCATCTCCGCGAGCGTGCCGAGGTCCGCGGTGTGGCACAGCACCAGCATGTCGCCCTGGATGGTGCCGGCGGGCTTGCTGCCCGAGAAGGACGCTGCCGTGCCGGATGACGCCTGAGTGGCAGAGCGGAATGACGGCAACGGTCACCCCCAGCGCACTGCCCTCACACGATCAGCTGAAGGTCACGGCCGCCGTTGCCGCCCACGTTTGCCCGGCAGCTTTCGTTCCCTGCGCGATCGAGGATTTCCTGTTGAACAGCAACGCGCCCACGGTGTTGCCGGCCGCCGCCGCAGCCGTGGTGACGTCCAACGCGAACTCGTTCCACGCAAAGTTGCCATCCGGGCCGGCGAACGTCGCCGAGAAGCTGAGCGTCCGGGTGCCGAGGGTGCCCGAGCCGGTGACCGGCTGCCACCACTTCGACGGGCCCACCAGGTCCGCGTCGGTGTACGCCTCCGCCGTGCTGCCGCTACCTACCCCGATCCGTGTGTGCGTCGCGTCCAGCGCCTGCGTACCACCCTGGTTGGTCAGCAGGTTCATCAGCCTGGTCCAACCCGCGTTCGTGATCAGGTTGCCGTGGACCGTTGACACCTCATACGGCTCTACGTGCAGCCGCGCGAAGTCGGCCGCCTGCGGAGCGGCCAGGCCGGAACGGCGCCGGACCCAGCGAGTCTGGTCGGCGTCCCAACGCTCGACCATCCAGTGGGTCGTGCCGCGCGCTTGCTCGGTGAGAGTGGTGGAGACGGCGACGGACATGGCGTCCGATGCCCGCGCGGATTCACCGTAGGTCATGGAAGCTCCAATCGGGCGATGGCCACAGCGGGCGGGATCGGACGTGCGAAAGGCCCGGCGCGCGGCCGGGCCCTCTTGGTTGCTTCTACGCCACGGCCGCGTACGAAGCGCGCAGCTCGTCCCTGCTCTCTGGCGTGGCCGGGACGGGATCGCCCCTGTTGATGCAGGCCTCGATCGTGGCCAGGTCCGCGAAGTCGTACAGGGTGGCGTCCCGGCTACCCCACTTGCGGACCCCGTAGCGGGTGGACCACGAGTAGATCGTGCGGGGGGAACGGTGGAGGCGGGCAGCGGCCACGTGCACGTTCACCGGTTCGGGGTGGCTCATGATCACCCCCCGGGAACACAAAAAGCCCTCGGCGCGAAAAGGCGTCCGAGGGCAGAGATCACATCAGGCTACGGTGCACAGTTTGCGCCCTGGTCAGAGCATTACGCAAGTCACGACGCGCCAGCCATTTCGGCCGCTTCCTGTGCTCGGGCTTGCTCGTCGAACTCCCGGTCGTGCTCTTGCTGAGTCATGAGTCGCTGACAGCTGCCGCACTTGTAGTAGCCGTCGTCCTCCCGCTGTACCCGCCCCCGCTCACCACAACGCGGACACCGGATCGGCGACTGAACGGCAACAGGGTCGCTCTTGGTCAGGGAGCGCAGACGCCGCTGCCAGGACAGCGTCGCCAACCCGAACTGCAAGCTGCCCGAGTGGGTCAGGATCGCGTCCAGCTCATCCAGCAGGAACGTGATGCTGAGCCGCCGGGCGTGGCCACCGCGGCCCCGACTCGGCCGGCCCGGGTACCGGCGGAACTCCCGCCAATCGTCCTCCACCTTCACCAACGCCCCGAACAGCTCGTCGAGGGTGTCAGCGATCGGCGACAACGACGCCGCCGAGCTGCTCTTCCCGACGTGCCCGGTCTTCTGGTTGCCACGCGGCGCACCCCCGCGGTGCCCGTCCGACGAGGCGGCCAACAGGCTCGCAAGGTCGTCCAGTTCGGCCAGCGCGGCACGGATCAACGAGCAGCACCGAGCAGACCACATCGGATCACCCAGCACCGGGACCACTGTCGGCAGTTCCGGCCGCTCCGGGCGCTCCCCGCGTTTAGCCGGCCGCCGGGAGGCCCATTTGGTCATCGCTTGCTTGTACACCTCGACGGCAGCGTCGTACCTATCTACCGCCTTTCGGTAGGTGCGGTTGCACGGCCCTGGACAGGCACCCTCGTGGTACGGCATCAAGCTCCCCCCTTCCTGGTCAGCCATCGTTGTCATCTCCTGCGACGGCAGCGATCTCCCGCGGAACGATCTCCGATAGGAGCCCCGGCCACTCACGCCCAATCCGGTCGGTCGCGGCCGGGTCGTCGAGCTGGTCCACCACCGCGTTGAGCAGCCGGTCAGCGACACGACGAATCACCTCCGCGAGCAACACGCCCTGCTGTTCGGCGATACGCACCTGCTGGTCACCACCCCCCAGGTCATGCGCGACGATCGTCGTCGCCGGGTCACCGAACAAGATGCGCCGGTGCCGCATGGCCACGTCTATCAGCCGGATCAGGTCACCCGGGGACAGGTCGGCCGCGTTGAGCGCAGTCAGCCGTTGAGCGATCTTCCCGACTGCGGCGTTCAGGATCTTCGAGTCCGTCTCGGCCGCCTTGCGGCGCTCCTCCAGCCACGCCGCCTCGTACAGCTGGTCCATGTGCCGGTCATACGCCTCGGCCCGCTCGCGCCACTTGAACGCTGCGCCGACCTGCCGGACCCACGAGTCGGCGCGTGTGAGCTGCTCCGCGGCCTTGCGCATGGTGCGGGTCCGGCCAATGTCCCGGTAGGTCGCGAACTGGTTGTGTCGCTTGATCGACTCCTCTGGCTGTCGTTCCCAGGGATCAAGCGCGGGATCCAGCTTGAGCCGCTTGAGATCGCTCATGGCGCCCTATCGCGCTTCGGCAGGGGTCGGGGTGGGCCCCGACAGGTACTCGCCGGCGAGACGCTCCAGGAGCAGATAGCCCTGACCGTGGGGGATCTCCTTCAGCCCTTCCGCGCGTGCGATCGCCTTGTTGATGGTCACGGCCGCGCCGGCGGGCAGAGTACGCGCTCCGAGCACGGTTTCCAGGCCCACGCGCCCCGTATGGATCGCCTCGCCGTCGGGCCCGGTGTATCCGGCCTGGAGGTCGTCCAGGTGCCGCTCGACGATGGCCAGGATGGCGTGCAGGGCCGTGGCCACGTTGGTGACCCGGTGGGCGGCGTGGGTGGAGCTGAGCGCGTCAAGGGTGGGCTCGTAATCGGCGATAGCAGCGAGCCAGGTCTCATCCTGGCCGAACTTCGCGTCGTTGAACGCGGCGCGGGCGGCCTCCAGCTCGGCCGGCAGGAAGATGAGCTGCACCGTGGCGAAATCCAGGTTCGCCTCCGACAGTCCCTCGGGTTGAACCTCGGCCAGCAGCTTCAGCCGCTCGTCGTCGAGGCCGGAGTAGGCCCGCCAGTCGACGTCATCGATCTGGTCGTACAACTGCTTGAGGGTGGCGTCGTCGTCTTCGCCCTCGATGGCGTTGTGCGACAGCTGGCGGGCGATGAGCCGCTGCTTCTCCTCCTTGTCCTCGATCAGCATGACGTCGACCTCGAACACGCCGGCGTCGACGGCTGCGTCGCAGCGGTGGTTGCCGGAAAGGATCAGCTCCTGGCCCTCGGGGTATTCGCCGGCGCCGTAGACGAGAGGGACGCTGGTGAGGCACCCGTCGTCTTTGATGTTGGCGACCAGCCGGTCGTACTTCTCCTTCGTCATGAAGCGGGCGTTGACCGGGAGGCGGGTGAGCTGACGGGGGTCACGACGCACGATGCGAGGGCGCAGGCGGGGGGTGGTCGAGGCGGTGTCGGTCATCTGGTGTCCTTGCCGTGCTTGCGCTTCCACAGGTCGAGCGCTTCGGCCAGTGTGCGCTGACCCATCGGGCCGCCGTACTGCAGCTGGTAGCGGTGGACGCCGTCAGCCGCGGGCTCCGTGCGTTTCTCCAGCTTGACGCCGGGGATGCCTCGCCCGTACTTCGCCGAGTTCGGGTTGTCGGTGAACGCCGTGGTCGACCAGTCGGTGATCCGGCGGGACAGCGAGCGTTGCAGCAGCAGCTGCGCCTCCCTGGTGTTGGCGGCCATGACGATCAGCTTGGCCAGGCGCCGGTACCGGCTCCACGACACCGGGAAGTCCGACATCAGGTAGGCAGAGGTCGGCTCGAACTTCGGCGGCAGAAACGCGAACGCGCCGACGATCTTCCCGTCAACGGAGACGCCACACGCCAGCAAAGGCGACCCCGGCTTGATCGTCTTGGACATGAACTGCGAGCGGATCGCGGCGAACTGGCCGCCGCTGAGCATGTGCAGCGCCATGCGGTCGCCGAGCACGTCGTCGGGACCGATCTTCGGCATGGGGATGCCGGCGGTCGTCTGGTGCGGGCGGACGATGCGCCGCGGCCCGGACGCGGCGTACACGTAGATCGGCAGGCCGCGGTTGGCGGTCTGGACGACGCCGGCGAGCTGGGCGCGCAGCTCGGGCCGTTCGATGTGCAGGCCGAGCATCCAGTTGGGACGCTCGCGGACCTGGGCGATGATCTGCTCTTTCCCGTCCTCGTCGAGCTCGTCGAACGTCGGGGCCGGCCAGTCGAACGCGGCATCGATCGGCGCGAACTGCGCTTCGTAGTCTCCGCCGTAGAACGGAGGGAACATGACGACCGGCGCGGTGTCGGGCACCACCTGCGTCAGGTAGTCGCGGACGTCGCCGGCGAAGTAGGAGCCGAGCCGTACGGTCAGGTTCCGCAGCTTGGTCGCGGTCTTGTCGTGCATGCGAGGCCACTGATCTTGCGTCGCCGCGAGCATCCGCCGGTAGTACGGGCCGGTCTTGCCGACCCACTGCAGGAACCGGGTGCCGAGCATCAGGGTGGCGAGCAGGTCTGTGGGGTCGTCGAGGTAGGGCCTGAGCCAGCCGAGGGCTTCCTCGTGGTCTTCGCGGAGGGTGAAGGGGACGGGCTGGCCGGCCAGCCACCAGCCGAGGGCGCTCGAGTAAGCCTGGACGTCGTTGCCGTGGACGGCGCGGGTGGCGCCGAACCGGGCGTGGAGCACGCGCTCGATCGTGAAGTTGCCGCTGCAGCCGACGTAGATGTCCTCGCCTGGCCAGGTGCCTGCGTGCTCGTAGATGATCGAGCGGAGCGGAGCTGGGATAGATCCGTGGAACATAGCCAGCCCCCGGGTCTCTGGCGGTGTGCAAGCCGAGCGCCGGCCAGGACTCGAACCTGGTCCGCCCCTCGGGAAGAGGGGCATGCGGCCGTCACAACTCCGGCGCGGGGCGATCGGCTGCGCCGCAACATGATCAGCCGATCACTGTCGATGCTAGCCGATCACCAGGTGCGAGGGTCAACGGGTGGTCATCGCGGCTGGCGACGTACGGTCGCGAGAGCTGCGGCGAGTTGCTCGGCGTCGTCGTCGCCCATGTCGATCTCGCCGTCGCCCCAGTCGAGACTGATTCCGCCCGAGCCGTTTCGTTGGACGCGGAATCGGCCGGCCACGACCATGTCTGCTGTGGCGGGCCGGTCGGGGATGTCGCCGTCGCTCTGAACGGCGTCCGCGGGCCCGGGGTCCCCGCGTAGGGATATGAGCCCGGGGTGGATGTCGAGCGTGTCCCCATCGCCCTCTGCGACATCCGGGTGCGTGCGGTCGACGAGCAGGGCGAGCGGCTCGCCCTGGGTGATCTCGTCGCCTATCCATTTGTCCTCGGCGAGGACGGCCAGCACGTCGCCGGAGTAGTGGGTGCGCCGGACGGTGAAGCCGTAGCCCTCCTCGGCGGCGGCTTCGATCCAGTCCTGGATGGCCTGGTCGCGCCAGTTGCCCTGGTCGATGGCTTCGACGCTGATGTCGCGGAGGGCGAGGTGCAGGGGAACCGGTGTGATCATCGCGGCGGGAGTCCGGTTGCGGGTGAGGATGGTGGTCTGTCCGCGCTGGGCGGCGGCCACGAGGGCGCCGAGCTTCTTCCGGGCCGGTTCGATGCCGATTTCGTTCCAGGTCATGAGCAATACCTTAAGGTCCTTAAGGTTCGATGTCCAGGCCGCGCAGACCGAGGTCGGGTCAGGGGTTGTGGATCGCGGTGCCATCCGCGCGGTATATCGTCCGCCCGATGTCCACACGCTGGCCGCAGTGCCAGAACGCGCCGACCATGGGTGCGTACTCGCGGTCACGCTCCTCCACGATCCTGACGCCACACATTGGGCAGTCGCGCTCGTAGTGCGCGGTGGTGCGCTGCTGGCCGACCATGTCAGGGCCCTTCTTTCAGACGCGGGACCGGCCGGGCAGGCTGGCCCCCGCGCGGGGGTCAGGTGGACGGGACGTCGTTCTGGGGCACCATCTCGTCCAGGGCAGCCACGACCTCATCCACCGAGTCGAGCGGCCGGCCCGGCACAGCCCGGGCGTGGATGTAGAACGCCCCGACCAGGTCCTCCTCGCTGCCGTAGGAAACGGTCAGCGACTTCCCGTCCTGCTCGTAGCTGGCGGCGGACACTGCGGCGTAGGCGACGGAGAGGCCGTGCTCGCGGGCGGCACGGGCGATGGTGGCGCGGTCGTTGGTGGTGGTGGACATGACAGCCTTCTTCCGCTGGACGGGTCCCCGGCCGCGCAGGCCGGGGGGCGGGTGGGGGTTAGGCGATGCGGTAGGTGATGCCGTTCGCGGCGAAGATCGGGACGAGCTTCTCGGCGTCCGCGACGGTGACCTCGACGGTGACCTCGTTGCCGTTGGCGGTGATGACGAAGGTGATGGGGGCGGTCATGGCGGCCTTCTCTCTGTGGAGGGGGGAGGAGCTTTTTCTTATATCTTCATCATAGCAAACTGCGTATGCGAATACCAGGGGTTACCGGGATGAATCGCACAGTTACCGCAGGTCAACCGGCTGCTCCTGCCAGGACAGCCGCCGCGTGGTCGTCGAGCGGGTCCAGCATCCACACACTCGTGTCCGCCTCCGCCACCAGCGCGACGGCCCGGCGCCCGGCCGCGAGAATCTCGGCGGTGCGCGCGGACGCCCGGCCGGCCAGCTCCTGATCGGTCCACGGCCGGCGCGGCTTGCCCGACTTGGTGGTCCCCTCGCCCCGGGCCGCGGGCGTGTCAGCCAGGAACTCGCGGACCATCTCGTACAACACCACCGTGGCGTCGGCGGCCGCCGCGGTGTCGCCGGCGGTTTCCAGCCGGGCGGCATCGAGGCCGGCGAGGATCTGCCCCATGGACAGCCGTTCGGTGAACGGCTGCTCCAGCTCGATCTCCGCCCACAGGTAGTCGGCCGCCAGCGCCGGGCGCAGCGCCGCGGCGAGCATCAGATCCTCCAGCGACGCCAGCACACACAAGCTGCACGACAACCGGCCCAGACCCCAGGAATACCCGGCGTGCGGCCGCAGACCCGACTCCGCGATCTGCCCCCACACGTCCCGGATGGTCCAGTCCCGGATCGGCAGCCACCGCGTGATCCGCCGGTTGCCCGACGAGCGGCGTTGGTCCACCTGGACGATCGGCTGCCCGGCGCGGCCGGCGGACTCCTCGCCGCGCAGGCCCAGGCAGTACAGCACCTCCACCGGCCGGTCCGCGGGCATGTCGAGCTGCTCCCAGAACTCGGCGACCGCCTCGGTGACCCAGGTCATCGACGGGCCGGTCTTCTGATCGCTGGTGCACCAACGCGCGTTGTTCGCCATCCACCGGCGGCGCTGGCCGAGCAGCTGGTCCCACAGGCCGCCGCCCGGGCGGCGCCGTACCACGAACTCGAACCCGCACGCTGCGGCGTGCTCGCGGGCGGCCGCTTCGACGCCCCACCACTCGACCGGCTCGCCGGACCGGGTGACGCCGAGGTGGTTGTGCAGCACGACCACGCGGCCGCGGTATCCCTGCTCGGCGATGAGCTCGGCGACGCAGGCCAGCAGTGCGAGCGAGTCCTTGCCTGCAGAACTGCAGATGACGATCAGGTCGTAGGCCAGCAGGTTCAGCACGGGCCGGGGGCGGTCCAGCGCGGGGAGGTCCAGGGTCAGCTGCACTGGGACCTCCACCACATCTCGACCGGCACCGCGCCGTTGGCGCAGGCGACCGTGTAGTCCGGGTCGGCAAGACGTGCGGCGTATCCCGAGGCAGCCCAGTCGTCAGCCGCCATTGAACAGATGAGATGCCCGTACGGGCACAGCAGCGTGACCCGCCCGCCCTCGAATCGGTGGACCTGCGGCCGCACATCATGCGGCCGCAGAGCGAACGGGTCGTCCAGGAGGCTCAACTGCACGGCCGGGTCTCCCCCTGGCCGAGCGGGAAGTCGTCGGCGATGAGCGCTTCGACCATGCCCTCAGCGGGCTGCAGCTGGGCCGGCGGGGGTTCCCAGTCGGGGCGGGTAGCGGCCATGGCCAGGTACAGCCAGTCCGGCAGCCTGGCCCACACCTCGGGGTCGGTGCCGTGTAGGCGGTGGGTGACGGTCATCAGGCCGACCGCGCCGTCGGCTTTCCGGTTGGGGCCGCTCAGCTCGTACAGATCCAGTTTCCAACCGTGGCCGCGCTTCCAGCTCCACCGGTAGATGGCTACGCAGGGGAAGAAGTCGCGTCGGCCTTCGCGGATGATGGGCCGCGCGGCGGCGAAGTGGTCCTCGATGGTGTGCGTCACCGCCTCGCGGGTCACAGTGGTCCAGCCTTGCGCGGTGCGATCCGCGTCGGCGGCCGGGGCCAAATCGAACAGGGCGTCGCCTTCGGATCGTGTCATGTCACATCTCCAGTCCGGGCCGGGGGATCTCGAGGGCCAGCTGCATGGTCACCGCTCCTGCAGGGAGCCGTGGCAGGTCACGGTGAAGGCCGGGTCGGTGAGTCGCGCCTGGTACCAGGAGCCCGCCCAGTCGCCCGGCGCGATGGACCAGACGAGGTGACCGAATGGGCATAGGACCGTGACCCGGCGCTGCGGACCGCGGCGGACCTGCGGCCGGCCGGTGTGCGGTTCGGCCACCGGGCGCTCGGGCTCGGGGAAGTCCAGGGTCAGCTGCATCGCAGGGCCTCGCTTTTGCCGTACACGCCGCCGCTCGCGTGCGTCGCGTGGAGCCAGAAGCCGTCGCTGTGCTCGTCGACGTGCTGCCGGCCGAGGCGCCATCCGGTCAGGTGGGCCAGCTCAGGCCAGGTCCACCGCTCGGAGCGGGACGCCCAGCCGTCTTCGGGCCGGTTCATGACGTGCGGCTGGTCCGCCGCGCCGCTGCGGACCAGGATCCGCACGAGGACGTCCGGCGTGAACGACAGCAGCCGGCGCGGCTCGGCGGGCGTCAGCGACGGGCAGCCAGCGCAGGCTCCGCCCCGGACGCATCCCCCGAAGCCGCCCCAGCGGGCACGGCGCGTGTCATGCGACTCCCACAGGGTCGCGTACGAGGTCGGCTGCAGGGCGCACTGGCCCGGGTACACCGGACCGGCGTTGAGGCTGAGCCGGTTCCAGCCGCCACCGTCGGGACCGCGCACGTCGCGAGTGGGAGCGGGCAGGTAGATGGGCATCGGGAAACTCCTTCAGGGCGTGAGGGGCGCCGGGACAGCGGCGCCGTAAACGGTGACCCCGCCGGCGCACACGCCGAGGGAATCGAGCTTCCGCGTGACCGCGCCCAGGTGGGCGGCGTCCTCGACGTGGCCCGAGACTCTCGCGCGGGCGTGGGCCAGGGCCACGATGTCGAGGAGGGTCTCGGTCTCCTCGGCGGACAAGCGGACGGCGATCGTGCCGGTGGGGCGGGCGTCGTCCCAGAGGGTGCGCATGAGGGTCTCCCTGGTTCGGTCGAGGGGCCGCGGGGCGGGGGCCTCTCGCCCCCGCCCTGGCGTTCTCAGCTCTCGGGGTGGTTCGCGATGAGCTCCACGCGCTCGGCGTCCAGGCGGTCGATCTCGGCCGGGTCGTCGGTCGCGTCGATGAGGGCCGCGTAGCGGGCGTTGATCTCGTCGATGCTGAACGGGTGGCTCATGGGGGGTCGCCTCTCGGTGGGGGTAACGCTCAATTTCTTATATCTTTATCATAGCAAACTGGCCACGCGCATGTACAGAGTGATTAGCGCTGTGATCTGCACAAATATCGCCGCACGCACATCACATCTCCAGGTCGAGCGCGGACTGGGCGTGCCTCCCACGCTTCTTCGGCCGGTAGTACGTGACGGCGTATGTCGCAGCCAGGTCGTAACCCCCGCCGGGCGCCTTAGCCGGCATATGCCGCGAGAACCGGGAATCAGCTCGCACGGTGACGATCGGACCGCCGGCGTCCAACCAGGCCTCCGGGTAGGCGCGCTTCACCTCCTCCAACCACCGCTGGTAGTTCGTCCCTGACGGGCGCGCTGCCGGCAGATCCCGCCAGCCGGGCCAGCAGTGATCGTGCGCGTCCTCGACCGCGTCTCGCTCCGAGCGCCAGTCCGGGCCTTCCCATTCGCAGCCGAGGCACGCCCCCCGCCGCTGCTTCCTGAAGTCCCAGCCCGACCGGTGCAGCACGGTCGGGCGGTGCAGAGGAGCAGTCGAGGCGACCGGATCGCGGCGGCCTAGCTCGCCGCCCGGGTGCCCGATGTAGATGCACCACATGCCGATCTGCTCGTCTCGGTGAGCGGCTAGGAAAGCTGCCTGGACGTCTGCCGCGCTCACCAGGCCGGCTCTTCCACGTCGACAGTTGCGTACGACGCCCACCACGACGGAGCACCAGGCTCCCCCGTGCCTGCGAAACCCGCGTCGTGGTAGATCAGATACTCCCAGGCACCATCCAGGTATGGGCCCTTGATAAGCGCGATGTTCCCGGAGCCCTCCCACACGGCCTTCGGGTACTGCTGACCGACGTGGCGCACCCGGGCACCCACCGCGAGAGGCGACTTCGAGGTGCCGGCGGGGTCCACCGCTTTCCCCTTGCGCCAGTCCATGGCGGGGTCGTAGCCAGGCCAGCCGGGCTCGATCATGCTGAGGAGCCAGTCGCGGGACACGCGGGCGTCGTGGCCGCAGATCCCGTCGATGTGGCCTTCCGCGCTGATGTGGATGCTGAGGAACTGGCCAGGCGTGGCAAGCACGCCGACCGCGTAGGTGACGCATCGGGCGGTGAGGTCGCTGAGCATCTTCACTCCTTCTGCTGAGATGACGGCGCCCCCGCCTTGCGGGCGGGGGCAGGGGCGGCGCGGCGCCAGCCCCGGGGTGGTCTGGTCAGTCGATCGTCGGCTCGTCCTCGTCCTCCTGGTCCTCGTCGTCGAGCTGGGTGCAGATCGTGTTGATGGCCTCCGGGATGCTGGAGTGCGGGATCTGGTCGTCCAACCACGAGATGTCGTTCGCGTCGAGTTGGCTCCCGGCCCACTCCTGCAACTGCTCATGCGCGAGGACGATGTCGAGCTCGTGCCCGGTGCCGTCCGAGTGGGCGGGGTCGTCCAAGAGGAGCCCGCCGAGGGCCTCGCCGTACTCCTCGCTGAGGTCGATGTGGAGGGTCCCGGCCGCGGTGTCGATGTCCAGGGTCACCGTGCCGTTGCCGGGGTCGGACGTGGCGCCCACGCCGGTCGCGGTGAAGTGCCGGGCGAGCTTGCGCACCAGGCGGTTGCGGTGGTCGAGGAGCTCGCCGAGGACGGCACGCAGGACCGGCTCGCCGGGGGTCTCGTTGGCGTCCCGGAAGGGGCCGATCTTGACGTGGTCGGTTGCCAGCCGGAGGCCGGCCAGGTCCACGGTCATCATGAGGGACCAGTTGTTGGCGTCGCTGGTGTCCCACAGCGCCATGTGCAGCAGCTCGGGGCAGCTGAGCGGGTGGCCCTCGGGAAGGTTGCCGAGCTTCTCCCGGGCCAGGACGAGCAGCTGCTCCACGTCGTCGAAGTCCTTGACCGTGAAGCTGTCCATGCCGTCGTAGTCGGCCAGGAGCGCAGTCCACTGCTCGTCGGTCAGCTCAATGGGGCTGGTGTCGATCATCACGTCTCTCTCGAATGATGGGGGCGGCGCGTGGGGCGCCGCCCCGGGTTCGGTCGCGGTCAGAACAGCGCTGACGGCGGGTTGACCTTGGGAGCGGGCTCGGCGGCGGGCACGCCAGGCGTGGCGCCGAGCTCGGGTACTTCCTGGCCGGTGTGCTCTAGCCACCAGTCGGCGAACATCGACCGGTGGCACCACTCGCCAGGCTTGTCGAGCCGGTCGAAGCACAGCAGCACGAGAGCCGCCGCGGGCCGCCCGGCGGCCGCGTGGATCGCGGCAAGTTCGGCGTGGATCCGCTCGGCGCCGGCTGCGTTCAACAGACCCCGGTAGGACACCTCGTAGGCGCCTCTGGGGAGGCCGAGCATCGGCCGGGTGGGGGTGATGAGCTTGGCGTGGCCGGCGAGCTGGTAGGCGAGCTTGAAGCGCGGTGCACCGACGGTTGTGCGTACCGGGATGCCCATGTCCGGCGTGACTTCCTGGTACGTGCACGTAGCTAGATTCATATCTCCATCATATCGTCGTATGCCTTTGATAACCATGCGTGAGGCGGGGGTGACCACGCCAAATCCCGCGTCACCCCTCCTGCTGTCAGGACTGCTCTGCCGCCGGCGCCTCCTCCGCAGCCGGCTCCGGCTGCTCGCCCCGCGCTTCGCGAACCCTCTTGGCGATGAGCTCGCGGACCTGCGGCCGGGAGAGACCGGGCGCTGTGGCTTCGTCCCTGCTGAGGCGGCCCTGCACCTTGTCGTACGGCAGCGTGTCGGTGTAGATGCGGCCACCCGGGCGGTGCGCGTCCTTGGCGTACTCGACCGTCACCACCGGCAGCCCCGACCCCGCCCAGTAGTGCCCCCACGGGACGGTCAGCGACTTGGCGTTGACCCGCATCACCTCGACCGCAGTCCCGCGGTAGATCACGAAATCGCCCTTGCCGAAGTCGGCCTTGCTCCACAGCTTCACGCCGCGCTGCTCGGCCTTGGCGAGCACCTGCTGCCAGTAGCCGATCTGGTCGTCGAGCTGGGCGAGATCGGCCTCGCGGGAGGCCTTGTGGTCGCCGGTCGGCCACACCTGGCACATGCGGTAGCCGTCGTCCCAGGCGTGCAGCACCTTGGCCCCCTCGGGGGCCTCCTCGTCGGGGTCGACCGTCTCCTTCCAGCCGTCTTCAAGGACACTGGCGATGCGGCGCCGGTCGGCCTGCAGCTTCTCGATGCGCCTGCGCGTGGTGCCCGGGTCCTCCCGGTGCCGCTGGTAGTTCTCGGCGGCGGCCGCCCGGCCTGCCCAGTACTCTCCCTTCTTCAGCTCGCCGATGGCCTTGCGGTCCTGGTTGTCCGCCCATTCGAGCTGGCGGCGGTGCTTGCCCTCGCTGTGGTGACCGACGAGGATCGGCTGCCCGGCCGGCAGGTGCGACATGCGCTCGCGGGTCGCCTCCCACCGGGCGTCGCCGGAGGCGGCGTTGCGGTCGGCGCGCTCGCCGAACCGGTCGGCCCGGTCCTCCGCGCGGTCGACGCGGTCGGCCTCGGCCTCGGCGAACGACCGGCCCGGGGTCACGTCGTCGATCTCCACCTGGACCTCGAACCCGGCGTCGCGCAGTGCCTGCACCGCCCGGTCGATCGTCCACCGGTCCGCGGCCTTGTCCTGGGAGTTCCGGATGTAGAGGCCGACGTTGCGCGACCAGTGGAACCCGCGGGTTCGGACGATCTCCCATACGCCGTCGCCCTTGCGGGAACCTTCGATCAGCGTGCCTTCGGCCCGGGTGTGCACGATGCGGATCACGTGCTGGTCCTTCCTGTAGCGGTTAGTGAGCCCCCAGCCCCTGTGGCGTGGGGGCGGGGTTAGTCGTCGTCGCTCGGGTGGAACACGTCAGCGGCGGCGTTGAGGGCGCGCAGCTGCAGCCCGGAGAGCATGTCCTCGGGATCCTCACGGCCGAGGTAGATCCACAGCTCGCCGGCGGTGGACACCGCAGCGGTGACGAGGCTGGGTGGCATGAGGTGAAGAGCCGTGGCGTTGCGGGATCGTTCGCCGTGAACGGCGGCCAGGGCTTCGGCGAGCAGCCGGGCGACGGCGGCGCGGACGGGGCCGAGGGGGCGCGGGAGGTCAGACACGGGGGCCTTCCTGTAGCGGTTGGAGACCCCCGGGGCGGGCGCCCCGGGGGTGCGGGTAGAGGTCAGATCAGGCCGCCCCAGATGGCGTAGTGGCGGCCGAGGGTCTCGCCGAACTCGTCGTGCTGGCCGTCGTCGACGATCTCGACGTCGGTGGAGTAGCCGCCGTCGGTGCGCACGGCCACCGCGCTGCAGGAGGTCGCGTTGCCGCCGCGGATCTCCGCCTTCGCGGCCGCCATCACGTACCCGACGTAGTAGCCCTTGGCGGCGTCGGCGGCCCGGGCGCGGCGCGCGTTGCTCGACTTGGACGGGGTGAACCAGGTGCCGGTGATCCGGCCGTTGTCGTCGAGCACGGCCCAGTAGGTGCCCCACTGGCCCTGCATCTGCTTGGCGGGGACCAGGTTGCCGGCGAGGTCGAACAGGGCGGGGAACAGGGCGCGGCCGCCGGCCTCCTCGATGTCGGCCTGCAGGCGCTTCTCGGCGGCCATGAGGCCGTCGGCCCACTGGGAGATGAAGCCGTCGGTGTCGCACCGCTCGCGCGACTCATGGGCCTTGAGGTCGTGGTCGGCGGCCTCGGCGCGGAGCTCGGCGGCGCGGGACTCGGCGCGCAGCCGGGCGGCCTCGGCGCGGGCGGGGTCCTTGATGCCCCACCCCTGGGCGTGCGCCTTGTCGTCGAGCGCGTCGGCCTCGGCCTGGCGGGCGGCTTCCGCCTCGGCCTGCTCGGCGCGGTAGCTGCCCGGGAGGGGGCCGTTCTCGGCCTCGATTTGGGCGGCGATCGCGTGCCAGGTGGCGAGCTCCTCGGTGTAGGCGGTCATGGCTCCTTCTTTCATTGTGGGACTTTTTCTTATATCTTCATCATAGCGATCTGGTCATGCGCATGCCAGATGTTACGGGCCAGGAATCGCACGTTTTCGCAGGTCACCGCCGCTCGTCCCCGTCGCTGGCATCTGCGGGCGTGAACGGTTCCGGGTCGTGGTCCTCCCCGAACGCGATCTCGACCAGGCGCCGCTCGAAGTGGCCCGCCTTATCGGCCTCGGCGAGCGCCCGGTGCATCTCCGCGATGGCTTCCTCTTGCGTCGTCTGCGTGTCGTCGTAGTACACCGACACGGCGAGGTTGGTCGTGACGCCTTGCTTGCTCATGAGGTTCCTCTCCTTCGTTGTGCAGACCAGAGCGCCGCAGTCAGGCAGCGAACAGGTCGAGCTGCTTCGGCCGGCGCAGGTGCCAGCTGTGGTTCCGGACCGTGTGCCCGGGCATCGTCGGGACGACCACGAGGACGGACTTGATATCGGTTCCCGACGCGCGGAACGACCCGTCCGGGAGGCGCACGATCGCGCCGCCGGCCTCGTCGACGATCCTGCGGAACTCCACGGTGGCCCGGTCGGTGTGCCACGTCACGCCCTCGGACAGCACCGACACCAGCACCCCGTCATCCCCCAGGAACCCCAGCGCGTGGTTGACGTGCCGCAGACCCTCGGCGAACGGCGGATTCATCACCACCCGCTGGAAACCGACCTCATAGGACAGCGGGTCGACCTCCAGGAAATCGCCGTGCACCACTCGCCGGTAAAGGCCATGCCCGGCCAGCACCGACGCGCGGTGCTCGTCGAGCTCGACGACGTCGACGACGGCGCCTCGCGCGGCAGCCGGCCCGGCGATCGATCCGATACCCGCGGATGGCTCCAACGTCGTCTTGCCCGGGTACTTCTCGCTGATGCCAGCGTGGGCCAGGAGCTCCTCCACCACGGCGGGCGGCGTGGCGTACCACCCCGTGTCGAACCGCGACGGGAACTCCCCCGCGGTGATCGCATCGAACATGAACGACTCGATGCCGCGCGGGAAGACATGCGCGCGGACCGCCTTGCGTCCGTCCCACTTGCCGCCCATCTCGCCGAAAATTCGCTTCAGCCGCTCGTACAGCGGCTTGCCCAGCTCGAACGGGATGTGCACGCGGTCGCCGGCGATGACGGTCCGCGGGTCGGTGAGGACCTCCAGGACCTCGGGCGGGATCTTCACTGGCCTACCCCTTCGACGAAGACCTCGCCGATCCGGCCGGACCGGCCGAAGACCTGATGCACGTGCTCCGTGAGCGCTTCGTGTGCCGGGCGGCTGCCGCCGACCGTGCTGCCGGTGCACTTCCCGTCCGGGTCGACGAAAAGCAGCTTCCAATCGGCCGGCCGGACCAGGCAGACGACGCTCTGGACGTACGCGTCGTCGTCGTACACGCGGACGTGCGCCAACACACCGCCCGGAGCGGTGCCAGGGTCGAGAAGCGCGGCGATGCCACTGAGATTCGTCACGTGCTGCTCCCATATCCGCGCGGCCGCGGAGTCCAGCAGCAGATCCACCACGGCGGCCGACTTGCTGCCGTCAGGGTCGACGCCATGCCGCCCCCCGCCGTGGTAGGCGAACCTCTGGACCAGCTTGGCCAGCAGGCTCTTCATGCCTTCTACCTCGCGGGCTGCAGCGGCCTCCGCTTCGACGGTGATCTCCACTGCCTCCATGAGGGCGTAGAACGCGAGGTTGTGCCCGAGGTCGATGATGTTTCGGGCGTGCTCTTCGATCGTGAACTCTTCCTGAGCGCGTGGCATCGGCCACCGCCTCCTTCTCATTTCGCGGGTCCGCCGAACAGGGATTCCTGCGTGGCCTCGACGTGCTTGGGGTCGGGTCGGGTGCCGAGGACGCCCATCGCGTAGCCGCCGCCGGGTGCCTTGCCGAGCACGTGCCGGCCGCCGATCGGCCCGCGCTGCTCGCGGACGGGCCCCTCGCGTTCGAACCACCCGGGCGGGTAGGCGGCGCGTGCGGCCGCCTCCCAGCGGGGCCGTTTGGTGAGCTCGTACGGGTAGGGCTCCAGGAGCGGCATGGTGCGCCAGCCGGGGTGGGCGTGGTCGCAGGCGTCCTCGATAGCTTCGTTTTCGTCGGAGCGGATCGGCCCCTGGTGGCCGCACCCGGGGCACCGCGACTGGAGCCGGATGCGGTGCGCGGGGTTGCGAACGGTAGGCGGGTCGGTCTCGCCGTCCCGGCGGATCCAGGAGACGAAACGGGCGCGGCAGGACTCGGCCGGGATCATCGGGCACCTCGCTCGGCGGCCTCCTTGACGACGTCCGCGTGCATGTCGACGTGGCCACACGGGTTGGTCCACACGTCGACCGAGTAGTGCGCCCCGTCCTCGGACTGGTTCAGGTTGCGAGGCTCTCCGCGCTTGCCGCCGCAGCGGGGGCACGAGGTGGAGATCTCGACCGTCCGGACGACCGGGTTCGTCGGCCCGACACCCCAGGGGGCCTCGCCCGAGTGGTCACGGACGCGCACCTTCATGGTCGCGCTCATTGGCTGGTCGGAGGTCATGGCGTTCCTTTCGCTGGTCAGCCGAACAGGGATTCCTGCACGGCAACGGGCTTGGCTGTGGTGCTGGTGGCGGCGCGGAGGACGGCCATGCAGTAGCCGCCGCCGGGCGCGTAGCCGGGCACGTGGCGGGTCCCACCTGGCGTGCGGTACTCCCGGACGGGGCCCTGCCGCTCCAGCCACCCGGCCGGGTAGACGGCGCGGGCCGCTTTCTCCCATTGGGCGAGCGGCTTGCCCTCGTACGGCCGGTGGTCCAAGACGGGCATGTCCCGCCATCCCGGGTAGGCGTGGTCGCAGCCGTCCTCGGCCGCCTCGTTCTCGCTCGAGCGCTGCGGCCCCAGGTGACCGCAGCCGGCGCATTGCGACCGGTACCGCAGGTGGTAGTCGGGGTTGGCGACGGTGGGCTCGACGGGTTCGTCCTTCTCGACGTGCCGGTACCGGACGGCGACCCGGCAGGTGCCGGACATGCCGGGCCCCGGGTCGGGGCATGTGTCCCAGGTGTTCCACTCGCTGGTGGTCACGGTCTTGCCTCCTTCGTGTCGTGGGTCGGCGCCGGGCGGGCGGCCGCGGGGGAACCGCCCGCCCTGCGTTGCCTCTACTGCAGGAAGAGCGGCGGCCTCAGCGCGCTACTCGCCGCGCGTCCAGGCGCGCAGGTTGGCGTTGTAGACGTACTGGGCGTAACCCTCGGCGGCGGTCATCTTGGGCCTGCGGCCCATCAGGTAGTCGAAGTAGCGGCGCTGGTGGGCGAAGTAGCGCCACCCGGTCGCGCTCATCACGCCGAGGCTGCTGCCGTCGGTGCACTGCCAGTCGCCGCCGTGGTAGCAGACGTGCGGGTTCGCCATTGTGATCACTCCTGGGGATTCGCGGGGTTGATGGAGGTCGGGTGCGTGGCCGGCCCCGGTCGCCGGGGCCGGCCTGCGCGGCTCAGCCGCGCTCGTTCCGGCGGTCGTGGTAGTCGCACCACACCGCCAGCAGCTCGCCTTCGACGGAGGCGGCCGAGGCCGGGTCGGCCTGCTCGGCGGCGGTCTTCGCGCGCCGCTCGGCGCGCCGGGCGATGGTCAGCTCGTGGCGTCGCTCGTCGTACGTCTTGGCCGTCCGCTTCCGGCGCTCGTCAGACCCGTGGAAGCCGTCGAGCTCGTCGTAGCGCCGCTCGGCCCTGAGCCAGGAGTCGCGGGCAACCTCCTCCTGGAGCTGCACGGGGAGGACCGCGCGGCCGGCGCGCAGGTACTCGCGTGCTTCGGGAGTGCGGGGGGCTACGAGCCGGTCGCGGATCAT